TATTCCGTGGCTTTGGACAAAGTGGAAGTGGATTACAACCTGAGCCGCGAGAATCGCGTCATGGTCGCACGCGCGCTTGCAGAGCACATGTGAGAACCAACAATGAACAATGAAGATCTGAGACGCGCAATCAAAATGGATGCGCAAGCGTGCGAGGAATTGACTATCGGCGATGATCCGCTCACGCCTGAAAGCGTGGATGAAATAATCGAACGAGCGACGAAGTTGCTACAGAACTCGAAGCTCTATCGAGCCGCTCTGCGTCGAGGATGACGTCTCATGGCTGACTGGAAAATCGGCGAATACCGTGTTGAGGATCAGCCTTTTAAGGCGCGACCGACGAGGGAGCCCCCAGACATCAAGCCGATGTCATGGGAAGAATGGAAATCAGAAGCCGATAGGCTCGGCTATTTCGTACGGGAGGAATACCATACCACCAGCGGGATCTACGAGGCGCTAGACCCCAAAACCAAGGCTCAGATGGGGGAGTGGAAACCGCATGTTGGGTACTTCCGACCACCGTCTAGCGGATGATCAGAGCGCTCATGCATTTCTGGGTAAATTCGGTAGAAATGCACCCTACCCCGACCTCGACTAATTGCGTAGGGTTCATCCGCATGCGCAGGTCACGCCCTCCACTCGAAGTCCGCCTGAAATGCGGCATGCTGTTCGCCCGGTACGATCGGCGCCTGCTGAAGATTGGCCGATGTATGGCGCTCCCAGTCATAAGCAGGCAGATCTGCGTGCGACTGCGCAGAACATAAAAGGCCAGCGCATCCAGTAGCCACGATGAGGATTTGCTGAGGGTGCCCCGCAGTGCGGCATGCTCCGCGGATGTCCCACGTCCTGCGAGCGCGGTGCTGGTGCAATGCCTGCGGCCACAAAGCGGATTTGAATCCGGCGGTATTCGATAGGCCGCGCGGAGGCCGAAAGCGGCGACTTCGCTGCAGCCGCTGCGGGAGCTACGACACGGATATGCGGCAGTGCTGGCTGTCGCCGCACGAGCTGCTGCCAACGAATGTGGTGGAGCTGAAGGGCCGGAGGAAGGGTTAGCGCTTGAGCGGAGGGTGTGAAGGGAGGAGGGGTGATAAGATTTGAGCCGGAACGCGGTGTCCGGCGCTCCCGGTGGCTCACCGCGTAGCCGCAGGCCGGGGGTTCTTTACGAAAAGTGAACATGCCAGCGTGAAACACATCAACTTCAAAACCGGCTTCGTCCTCGCCTGCGCGCTGCAGAGTTTAGTGGGGTGTCACAGGGCCGCTGAAACTGCGACTGAGTACTGCGGCGATCCGGTTGAAGTGCGCATGCAGAAAGGGCAACTAACATGCTCCAAGGATGGCGCGGCTTGCTGGGGTGTGATTACGAAGGTTTGCCCGGTGAAATCCTCAGACGGCGGCAACATCAAATCTGACTGGAGGGCCGGCCAAGAACTGGCCGATGCCGAGTTGGCGCCGAGCTTCGCGCACGGCTGTTTCGGGGAAGGTTGTAAACCACAGCCTTGGATTGGCGAGACATGCGACACGCCGGAGCATCTCATGCCCTGTACGCCGCAGCCCTGGATTCCCCCGGCTGTAACGTTGGTGGCCTGTCCGGATGGGCGTATCAACTGCGTAGCGGATGTAATGACGTGGACCGTCCAATGAACCGCCGTCAACTCTTCGGCTGGCTATCCGCTCTGCCCTTCGTGCCGGCAGCGCCGGCGCGCGAAAAGGAAGTCTATCTTTATGGCAATGGACCAGCAGGCTTCACATGCGTGAACGGTCATCCTTGGTGCAATGTTTGCGTATCGCCGACGCCGATCACGTTTCCGGCGCCCACGGCCGAGTGGGGCTATGCGCGCGTGAACGTATCCACCACGCTTGCGACTTGGGCTGGTGGGCCGAGTTACATCGACATGAAGTATCGGCCGAAGCTGCCGGAATGGTTTTGATGCGTCTCGACGAAACCGAGCCGCAAAACCTCCACACCGATGTCTATCGACAGGCGATCCGGGGCGGGGAAGTCACTGTGCGCGTGCTGCATGTCCCAACCGGATTGCGCGCTGAAGCTACGGGGCATGGTTTCGAGATGAGGATCAGGCGGGCGGCCATGGAGGAGTTGACGCGGTTGGTGAGTGAGAAGGCGTCTACGCCGGGCCTTTGATGCATGCCGCGCACGACTGATCGATGGGCGGCATGTTTTTCCAGTCCAGCAGTAAGTAATCCAACTCGGCCAAATAACAAACCAAATGATGTGAGCACTGCAGACCAAAACCGATTCGTGCCTGTGCGCCGCTCGGCCTGATCTCCACTAGGTTGTGCAACGGCGTGTAGCCGAGGCCCAAGGGGACGTGGGGTACGGCGTCGAGCAGCCATGCATAGGCGCAATAATCCGCCACCGTCCGGTCAAACAGATCCGCGAACGCCGCGTCTCCTGGGCGTGGCGAGGCAAAAAACCGTCCTCGTACACGCAGCCCGGGTCGCTCGGTCAGATCAAGTGTGAGATATGTTGCGAGCGCAGACCCTAGGCTATGGCCGACGATCGTCACGATGCCCTCACCGACGGCATCAGCAATTCCCGAAGCTAACGGCACATCCTTTCCGCCAGGCGAGCGAAAGCTCATGGACTCATAGAGCGACCAAAAGCCCGCCTCGGCCTTACCCGCCAATGGATGTGGGCACAGGGCAAACTCACCGTCGATGGCCCATTCGAGCAGCCCCTCCGTGCCTCGAATGGCCACCACGAACTCACCCGGGCTCGCCGCTGCCTCCAGCAGCAGGCCGTAGCACACACGTTGCCCCCCCAGCTCCAGGGCCGCCTCAGCGCGCAGGATGGCGTCGACGCCCGTGATGTAGCCGTGCAGCAGCCAGTCGGGCGATAGGCGCGGATCGGGCGGCGGCTCAAGAGCAGCCGGCTCCAATGCGTGCATGTCGAACGCGCAGAGGACGGTGAGCCCTAAGCGCGCATCGGCGGTATGGTCGGGGGTCATTGCGAAGTCATCCTCACAAAAAAGAAAGGAGGCGGTCGTGATGACCGCCCCCACTCCAGCCCGCTCCTGACGAAAGACTTACTTGGCTGCAGCAGTAGGCGTCCCGTATTTCGCAATCTCCGCCTGCGCCACCGCAGAGCCCGCCGCCAGCACGTTGTTCAGGATCATCGTCTGCGACTGACCCAGGATGGTGCTGCCGAGCACGGTCTGCAGCAGTCCAAGCTGGCTTGAAAGCACGCTCATCAGGTTCTGCAGGGCAATGGCCTCGCCGGGCTGCAGATTGGCCGTACTGAGGGCGGCGCCGAGCGCGGTCATGCCGGCCGCGCTGTTGCCGGAGTTGATGTCAGTGATCGCGGTATTGATGGCTAATAGGGCATTCGCGCGCGCGACGATCTTGGTCGCATCCCCATTGGTGCCGGCGTGGATAATCTGGCCCGTGATGAGATCCACCACGGGGGTGAGCAGGCCGGCGGTGAGTGCATTCATTTGGGGATATCCTTTTGAGTTGGAGCTAAAGGGATGGACGGATCTACCTTCGCGATAGGCAGGACTATCGTTTGGCTTGTTGGAACAGGAGTTGTCGCGGAAGGCGACGTAATGACAGTTTTGGTGCCATCCGGCAGCGTATGAGTCTGGGTCACGACCTGTGAGGGATCTGGAATTCCTGACGTTCTCGTGCGTTGGAACCAGAAGTAAATCAGGATGAGCGCGGCACCTTCCAGCCAGTTCAGCGAGTTGGAAAAGGACTTGTCCTGCGCTTCGGTCAGATGTGCCCAGCCCAGCTCGTAGATCATCAACATCACGAACGTGAACGACAGGAAGATGATTGTGATCCAGATCTGCGCCATCGCCATTAATCGATCTGTCGGATTCATGACTTCCCTACGCTAATTGTTCCACTCACCGTCGGCGGTCGATTGGGCGTCTGGAGCCTGACGAGTTGCTCCAGAAGCCCAACCAGGCGCTCTTCTCGCTGCGCGCTGCTCCCCAACAGTTTCTCGATGGATTCGAGTTTCCGCTGGATTGCCTCGAGCAGCTCGACCTCACGCCACCCCACGTTAGGTGACCGAAATGGAACTGCCCGCCGCGACGGTGCCGGGAAGGTTTCCGATCACTCCGCCGCTGCCGCTCTCCGTCACCGTGATGGGCGTACCGATGATCGCGCCGTTCACATCGAGGTCGGTGAAGGTGACTGAGGCTTCGTTCGCACCGGCAGCGCCCGTCAGCGTGGCGGACCAGGGCGGCGTTTCGGCCCCGGTCAGCGTTACAGGTGACAGGGCAACTCCGCTGTTATCGGTCACGACAGCCTTGGTGGAAACGATGCCGGTGGGTGGCGCTCCGGGAACCAGCGCGCCTTTTCCGGCGACAATTGCAATGGTAGTCATATCAGTAATCTCCTGTGTTCACGTGATTTATAGTGCTTGCGTGGCTTGCAAAGCGAGTAGCCAGTAAGCAAGTCGTTGGTCGAGACCGTTGTAGCCACCGTTGATTCTGTGTGTGATGGTGCCGAAGGCGTTCTGATCGGCCAGCTCGTTGAGCCCGTGCGTCTGCCACCACCAGGCCGAGGCCGCGCAGGCATTATCCGGCTCCTCGATCGCTTCCGGATGGTTGACCAGGTCCACGCCGAGCGCCGCCGCGCACCGTTGGTAGTTATCGCGCCCGGTGATCTGAATCAACCCACCGCCCTTGAATCGCCGTCCGTCCCCGGGCTGCGTGTTGCCGAGATCTGTCGCCTTCTCAGAGGGCGGCTCATAGGCATCGCCGGAGGCCAGTTCCCGCATGAACCGAAACTCCACGGATTCATGAGCACACTGTGCAAGGAATGCCGCCTGTCGCCGTGGCGTCACGATTGAGAAGCGGCTCATCGCGTCATTGAGCGGCCGGATGAAGTCCGCAATGCGTGACCCCGCGTGCGAACAGATTGCTTGGAGTTGGATGGCGGAGATCATCACGCCCCCGGACGTCGCTTGAGTGTCTGCAGTAAGACCATGCCAATTGCAGTGGCGACACCGACAAATCCCACGACGTAGCCCCATCCAGCCGCCAGACCTTGACTTTGGTTCTCGCGCGCGCTCAACCGAGCGTTGATCGCCTCCAGCTTTTCATTGAGCACCTTGAATTGGGCTTCAGCTTCTGCGCGGGGCATCAACGTGCGGGCCTGATCGCTTAAGGTGCCGCGGAACTCGTTAATGGACTCGAAGCGTTTCTCGGAAGCCGATTCCGCCTTGGTCACCGCTTCCTTGGCGGCGGCGAGCGCAGCCGATACGGCCTTTTCCTGCGCGTCAAAGCGAACATCGACGTATTCGCGCAGCGTGAGGTCATTCGAGGAAGGCTGCCGAGTTGACTCGGTGCCTATTGCGTATTCGCTGCTCCCCGTGCCGGCCAGAAAACACAACAGCGCGATAACAGGCGCACTTCCTCCGCTGGCCCCGATTGCGCCCGTGGAGGAAGTGCGGTTGGTCATATCAGCAGCGCGCGACTGCCAGACAATCCAGCAGACAGTTGATATCCGCCTGCGTACGGTCAGCTGGCCCCTTCGATGCGACGGCATCGACCGCATCGCGCTGGTCGTCGGTCATCGAGTCATACATCGAAGTAGCCTGTGCGGCCGTGAGCAGCACGGCTGCTCTGTCTTGAATGATCCCTCCAGCACCCATGATCATTTCTCCTTCGGCTTGGTGAACGATTCAGAATCCAAGTTACCTTGTGGCCCTCGCGTGTAGTCCCCCGGAAGAGCTAGACCGGCTCGGTGGCCGACCACGCTCCAGTCATCTAGTTTTAATTCCGTCATACGGTACTGCCGCCGCAAATCGTCCATCTTCTCGGTGAGTTGCGCCGTGTCTCGCGCCCATTCGCGTTGCTGCGCAGATCGGTCAGCGATATCCATCCCTATTACAACACCGCAGGCACCAATCACCAGCAGCAGCGCCACGATCACGAGGAACATGGAGCCGCCGATGCTAATGGCCACCCGGTGCATGGAGGCACTGCGCTTCTCCATGTAGCCCCTGAAGGCCTCGATCAGATCAGCCAACCGGTGCGCCACGCCGTCGATGCTGAACGCGGTGCGGGCTAACTTTGCGGTTGTTTCCTCAACGCCGCCTGCTGTTCCGGGGGAATCGCCCTCCTCGCTCATGGCTTACGCGTCCTCTCCTGCTTGAGCTGCTCCAACGTGCTCCGGAGCATCAGTTGGACCGCGTTCACTCCATCGAGAATACCGTGTCGCGTCTGGCCCCCATGCTCGAGCTTCTCCTCGATGCGCTGCATGGTTTCCTTCATCTCGCGGTTGGTCTCCTTGTTGTCCGCGTGCATCCGCAAGCTCGAGGCCTCCAACCGTTCGGAGTGCCGCTCCAGCTCATCTCGCGTGACATAGGTGCGATGCAGATCGTCCATGCGGTCGAGTCGGCTGCCCTGGGATTTCAGCTCGTCCTTGACGCCCTTGGCCATCCACCCGAAAAGGATTTGAACGACTGCCAGGGCGCTTACCGCCACCCACTTCCAGGTGGGTCCATCCGCATCGACTGGGATTGCCATCCTGTCCCCCTCGCAAGTCATGTTTTGGCCGGGCATTCGCCTCAATCCGCTCATATGAGCTGGTGTATCTCAACGCTCTCGCTCGAGTAGGTATTGGGCCAGCTGATCGCGAGCACGCCTGAGTTAGACAATGGAATGTTCGTATTTCCACCGACTGCGCCAAACTCAACCACGAGTGTCATCGCCCCATTGCCGTGAGCTGCACCCTGAACGGCGACGGCGGTATCGATATAGGAGGTCGGCGTACTGCCCGTGAAGTCGTTGCTCTTGACGGCGTACGTGACGATACATTTGCGGTAATCAGAATTCCCGGTGAAATTCATATTCGCCCGCAAGGTGATCTGGTAGGTGTTACTGCGCTGATAGGGCACCGTCACGACATGACTAGAGCCGGTTGAGCTGATGACACCAAACCAGTCTTCGCAGTTGCGAATGCTCACGGGGATCGGCAGTTGCACGTTGACCAGCTGCTGCGTGGCATCGCCCTTGCAGCCGGATGCCCGAAACGCGCCCGCCACCGTCGCCGAAATGTTGACCAGCGAGAAACTGGCGTTATTGCCGAACCACTTGCAGTTCTCTAACTCGAGCGTCGAGGCAGCCGAAGATCCGCCCATCGAGATCGGATTTCCTGCCGGCATATTCTTGATCGTACAGCCGACGCAGCGCACGCTCTCGTTGGCGGTGGCGATCGCCGCGGCCGTCGTAGACTGGGTATACGGCGGGGACAGGAGGCGCGTGGCATTCCCATCGAACGTGCAGTTTGCGAACTCAATATCTGAACCGCTACCCGCACTGCACTGATAGGCCGCCCCGGGCATGTTGTTGAAGCTGCAGCCTACGAACCCGGCGACCGTACCCACCGAGCGGTTCTCGATTGCGCCGGTGTACGTGCCGAATTGGGCATTGTAGACACACATCCAATTGGTGAACCGAATATTGCGGATGTGGGTCTGGCTATCCCCGAAGAGGACACTCGTGAACTGGTTGTACTCGCTGTGGCAGTCGGAGAACTGACAGTCGTAGGTGTCGCTGTTGATCGTGAGATCGAAGTGCATCAAGTAGAACTTCATCAACGACGCCTGGATGTTGCTGCCATTGTTGATCACGATGCCATTCTGGCCCTGATCGAAAATGACGTTCTGGATATTGATATCACCGGCCGCGGTGATCGAGATCCCCACTCCCGGACCGCTGAAGAAGATGTCTCTGACGAAGGCGCCCGCGATACTGTTGAGCGAAATGGTTCCTGTCGCCGGGCCACCCAGCAGGAACAGACTCTCAATCGATACGGGCTGGCCGCCTGAGTCCGGAGTCGGCGTCCCACCGATGAGACCCCAGCCCATCTGAAAGGTGGGCCCGGTTCCTGAGTTGTTGCAGACGATGTAGGTGCCAGCGCTCGAGCCGCGAATCCGTTGGCCCTTGCGTACGTAGACCGTGCCGTTGATCGCGTACTGGCCAGGCGGGGCGTTGATGTCGGCCAACATGCCGGGCAGCGTATACGGCGTGGTGTACATGCAGGCCGCATTGAAGGCCGCCGTCATGTCGGTGGTGCCCGGAGTCGTGTTGATCCCGTACCTCAGTATGTGCCCGGGCGGATAACTGTAATCGGCCGGAGAGGTGCCGCCCGTGGCCGCGAGCTCCTGGGCGCTCAAGCCGTAGACCGTCACCGACCCATACAGGAAGAAACTCGTGCCGTTCCAGACCGAGGTGTAGAGGGCGCCCGGAAGAATGGCACCGGCGGGTGGTGGCGTCCCCGAATTCAGCACCAGGGCTGCTGCACCCGCCCCGTCGTTGAACGTCGAGGCGCCCGCCACGTTGGCGTGCGTGGCCTTCCAGCGGATCGGCATGCCGACGACGTGACTCGTGACCGCAGGCGTGAGCCCTACGACGTAGGCATTGGCCGCCCCGGTGTCGATCGCATAGTTCGCCCCCTGCGCCTGCAAATCATCGAACTGCGCGAAGGCGGCCATGTCGCCGGCCGTGGGTAGGAGGGCCAGAATATCGCCGGCACTCCAGGCCAGTGCGGTCGTTCCTTCCTGGCCACGCGCGATCGTGAACACATCACTCGAGCGAACGGACACGAGAACCACTTCGTTGATGCTAGGCGTAGTGGCGCTCTGCAAGGTCGCCGTGAATTCGTAACCCGCTCCGGGATTTGGAAATGACGCCCCCCCGCCGGGCGTCACCGAGAGGCTCGTAGCGGTGTTGGAAATGCCGGCCGCGAGAGTCGTAGAGGTCCTGTTGGTGTACAGCCGGCGGGTCAAGACGCTCTCCTCACGGGTTGATGCTGACGATGTACGAAGTAAATTGGGCGGGCAAATCGAGCACGCCACCTTGGAAGGCGAGCTGAAACAGATTCAGAATCCCGGGCATGGCGCCCCCCACGGCCGACAATTGCGATTGACTGATGGCGACTGTCAGTGTGCCGCTCACCACGTGCGCACTGATGGCGGACGTGTTCTCGGTGCCCACAATGAATCCCGGCAGCGCGGGATTCGGGTCCAGGCCATTGGTGCCCACCAGGAAGCGCATGACACGGCGCTTCAACCAGCGCATGCAGAATCGCTTGCCGTCGCCCTTGAAGAAATTCCAGGTGACGATGCGTTTGAATGCGTCGTCGCTGATCGAATAGCCGGCGGCCGGCGTAAAGGCATTGAGCGGATAGCCCGGCGTATTGAGAGGCACGGTGTTGAGCGGCCCCAGCGCAATCGCAGGTGACAGGAATGACGGCCGCGTCATGCCGTAGAGGCCCTGCACCACCCAGTCGAGCAGCGGCCCGTTCAGTCCCGGATAGAACGGCAGGCCGACGGTGTTGAACCAATCGACGTAGGTTTGCGTGGCTTGGTTGTAGGCATCGATGAACGCCTGCAGATTGTCATCGTCCGCGTACTCCTGATAGAGATACGCGGGGATTGTGGTCGTCAGCACAAACTCTTATCCCTGCGCAACCACGATGTTGCTGGGCAGACAGGTGAAATAGCTCTCAGGATCTCCGGAGATCGCAAACGTTCCCGAGGCGGGGGCCGTTGGCGTGAGGTTAATCGACACGACGAATACCAGCCGCGTCAGGAGCGCAGGATCAAGCGAGGCGGCTACGGCTTGCTGGAAGATTCTTTCCATCTCGAGCACGTTGATAACCTGCCCAATGCCAAGGCCATTGATGTAGGCCGCCAGCGGTGCCTGGACCAACGAGGCAAAAGCGGAACCTCCCGTGAAACTCGTCAGCACCGTGTTCCATGTGATGGCCATCGTCACATTCTGGAAAGGTGCCGAGACCAAGAGGATGTTGTATGTATCCGGAGGATCAGACAGGCTGACCGTGACATTCCGTCCTGAGGACACCGCAGAACCCTGCAATGTGGCCGGATCTGCAACCGAGGAAAAAATCGCGTAGGCAATATCGTTTAGATCTGCGTTCACGGCGACGATGACGCGCAGACCACCGCTGGCGGGCTGCACCGCGATGAGGTTCGCCTGTGCCGGTTGCAGTTTTCCGATCAGTGTCTTGATGCAGCGGGGCGTTCCCACGCAGGCCACCAGTCCCGCCTGCAAGACTCGCGTGCGATACGAATAGTATGTTTCGAAGGCCCCCCCGGGCGTGCCGGCGGTGGGATTGTTCACGCCGAGCCCGGCGGGTACCGAGCTCAAGATATGAATCACAGTATTGAGCGGCACTCCGAAGGTGGACCCCGGAGTGACGGCAACGGCCAGGATGGGCGCGCTGTTGCCGAGGCTATTGATGACCCCGCCCGTCTGCGTTTGGAAGACGTTCGTGCCGTCCCCGACCAAGATTCCCTGAGGGATCACGAGCCCGTAACTCACGGAGGTAAAGACCACCAGCACGGAGGTGTTCGTCGTCTGGCCTGGCTGCGGCTGCCCAATGTAGATCTGGCCCAACTGCTGCAGCGTGAAGACGTTGGCGCCGTAGGGGGTCAGAGAATTGACCGTCTCCACCTTCGCCTGGTCAATCAGCGAGATCGCGGCGACATCCGTGCCGCTGATATCGTCAACCAATCCCGAGGGCAATATCGTGTAGCCCGGAGCGCTCACGGTCACGTTCGCGACCAGCTGATCCAATAGGGACTGCGGGCTTTGTGGCTGCAGCCCGTTCGCCGTCAGCACGACCGGGAAGTTGTAGCTGAAGGCGGTTGGCATGTTATACCGGGATGTTGCTGCTGGTAGGCGATACGCTCTTGCTCAGCACCACACCCTGGTGCGTGATCGCCAGGATGTCGTAGGTGGGCGTGGAGGTGGCACGTTTCGTTATCTTCAAGGAGGCAAAGTACGGCGCATAGATCTGCTGGATCTGCGTCACGTAGTAGTCCGGAAATACCTGCTGCATGACATCCGGCACGGCCGGAATCCCCAACGACGCATTGAACGGGCTTTCTCCGAGGTTGAGCAGCAGCGTCTGCGCGAGTGTTGTCAACCACACCCCGTCATTATTTCCGTTGGGGTCAGTCGATACCTCAACCCATATCGTGGGTTTACCGCCCGGGACGGGCGGCACCCTGCCCCAAGTTCGCGGCATCAGACCACACCGCCGCTGTTGCCCGTGACCGCAGAACCGCCGCTTTCTGCATACGTACCCGGCGTGTGCTCGTGTGCCAGGAACAGGCGCCCATCGATGTGTACGCCGGCCGAGTCGATCGTGATGTTGTGAGATCCGACGGTGAGCGATATCGAGGTCTGTGCGGTGACGGCGAGTCCTGCAGGTGTTAGGGTTGCTTTTGTGTGGCCGGCGGTGTCCATGAGCGCCACGCCATTCGGCCCGTAGATCGTGACCGCGTTCGGATCGACCGCAGACCAGTTGGCGTTACTGATTGGTACCCACCACAACGTCGCAAGATTACCCCGCAGCGTCTTATCAGCCATTCCGCCGCCGAGCCCGCTCACACCCCCGAGATAGACGGAGGCGGGCAAAGCAACGCCCATGTCCCCCACCTGGATGGGATAGCGTATGTACTCCGGGCCCGCGAGCGGCATGGTCACCTGCGGCAGCGTCTGCCCCTGCACATCGAAATTGATGGTGACGATCGAGCCTGCGACCGCCACCACGTGCCCCGGCAGTACGCGCCAGCGCTTGACGATCTCACTCAACGCCTTGCTGCGCGTGAAGGCACTTAGCGCGCGCGACAGCGGTATCTTCTGCTCGCTGCTCATGAGGCCGACACCGCCGTGAATGACGTATTCCAACTGTCCGCATCAGGCTGCCGGAAGTTGGCGAAGTAATGCACCTCGTTGATAACGAACTTCCCCTGGAAGGCAATCTTGCTGCGCGAAGGCGCGTTCGGGATCGCCGCCTTGGCGGAGGTGAGTGCGTAGGGCAGCACCACGCCTTGCGGGAACTGCACCTGATCGCCGACAGAGATGTCCGCACGCAGCACCGTTTTGAAGCTGATCGCAGTGGCGCCGATCCACGTTGGCTGGCCAATCAGATCCTGGAAGGCCAACTGCACGAGTTTGGGAGGCGTCGTTTGATCGGTCACCGTGATCGTGTCACCGGCGATGTGGAAATCAACGCCGGGATAGTCGGGGCCGACCGCCTTTCCGCCGACCATTTTGCTGATCTGGGAAATGTAATCCGCGAAGTCGGCGAGTGTGTCGTAGTGGCCGTACTCATCGCTCGCCAGCACCAAGCTGGGCGAGATATTGATCTTGGCCTTGTAGGTCGGAAAGGCCTGCGCCAACGTTGCGAACAACGCGCTGGCCAGCGTCTTGCCCGCCTTCCACGTGAACGAGACATTCTGATCGGGCAGCAGCGCTCCGGGATTGCAGACCAAATCCAATGTTTGATTGGTGCCCTGCCAATTGCCGAAGGCCTGGAAAATCTGCCCCTGAACGATCACGCCCGCCTGCGCCGGATTCGCAAGTGGCAGTCCCTTGCCCATGCCGGCGCGCAATACGAAGTTCTGTCCGTTCAGATCGGCTGCCTGTCCGAGCATCTGTAGCCCGACGCCCCACACGCGAATGATCGCCTGCCCTTGCGGATTGGCGAGCACTACGTTCGGCAGGTCAAACTCGATGTTAAGTGCGCCCGGATTGTTCTTGCCATTCAGGACGCTGGAGAATGTCGAGCCGCCTGCGCTCTTGGTCAATTTTCCGTCTGTAGAGTTGGGCTTCCAGATATCGCCCGTCTGGGGGTCACTACAGGTTAGCTCGTAATATCTCACAGCAAATCAGAATTCGAACTGTTGCGTCTCGTAGTGGAAGAAAAGCGACCCGATGCCATACCCGGCCAGTAGATCCAGATCGAAGCTCACGGTCCCGCTGATCGGGGCCGACTGCCCCGGGTCCGTTGGCAACGGGTAAGTGAAGGCAGCGGCATCCGTTGCAAGCGCAAGGTACTGCCCGTCAAAACCGCTGTCGGTCTGCAGCACCCGGATCGCTGCCTGCGAGGCGATCGGAACGTTGTGGTTGCCCGTCGTCGTGACGCTCGCCACGCCGTCATCCCAGGTGAAAGAGCCCGGCAATTGCGGGCCGCTGGCACACAGCGCGCGCGTCACGATCTGATTACCCTGCAGATCCGCCAGCGTGAGATACCAGCGTTGCCCAAAGACATTCCAGGTCACGGTCGCGGCGTATTGCACGCCATTCGAAAGCGTGGGCTGGAATGCAAAGACTTCCGTCGTGGACGGCGTGAAGTCAACAAACGTGCTCACTGTGTGGCCGCTTGCAGCGCGGAACCCGCCCCCAACGATGACTGCGGCACGAGACTCGAGGACAGGAGGCTGAGCGGATTGCCAACCGGCAGCCCCGCGCCGGTGAGCCAGCTCGGCGTACCGCTCAGGGCCGTGCCATTGGTGAGCTTTTGCATCAGCCCGTTCAAGGCATTCTGCGCCGCATCCAGCGTCACGAGCGGCTGCAGGAAGTCCAACTGCCACTCCTGCTGTTTCTGGTCTCCGCTGCCGCCCGTGATATCGCGCATGGCCGGCGTCATGATGCAGTCGTTGAAGATGCCCGCTGGCGTCATGATCGTGTAGGTGCCGCCGAGGTTGTTGTGCTGCGCGAGCGTCAGTTTGAGCGCCATCAAGGTGGCGAGCTTTGTGAACACGCCGGCCAGGTTGCGCGCGGGGCAGACCATCTTCAGCGAGATATTGAGCGGCTGCGTGATGATGGCGTTGGCCGCAACCGACTGGTTGGCGAACGGCATGGTGGCCGCCTGATTGTTGATCAGCGTGCCCCCGGGCAGCACATCGAAGTGCGCGAAGAAGTCCTCAAGGTTCGGCGGGGCGCCTGAGAAGGCGTTGATGAGGTTGCCGATCTGGCCGATGAAGTTGGCGCCTTCGGTGAGCGCCACGATCGGCAGCGCGCCCCCGAGGCTGGCCGCAATCCCGCGCGTCAGGACGATCGGCGATAGCTGCATGGCGATCATCCACGCAGCGCGACCTGCACTGAAGCTCATGGGTCAGTGCGCCAGTGCATTCACGGTGGCGGTCGCAGAGGTGCCGGGCGGCGAATGAATGGTTACGTCTACCCTGATTGGAGATCCATAGGCTGCCAGCAGGGGATTCGCGTTCATCAGATATTGGCGAGTTTCGCGCGGCAACTGCTGCCCCCAGTCCTTTGGGTGCTCGGAAATCAACTTATCCAGTCTGCCTTCGCCGTAGTTGTAGGCCGCAAGCACCTTTGCAATATCGCCGTGATATCGATCTTCGAGATGCGCCAGATATTTCGCGCCCGCGTTCAGATTCTGGACTGGATCAAATGGATTGGTAGCGCCATATTGCGCAGCCGTCCCCGGCATCAACTGCATGACCCCCATTGCACCTTTAGGAGAAACGGCATTCGCCGCAGAATTCTCAAGCGCCTTTACGGTCTCGACTAATCCTGTTGGCAGATCAAAATGCGAATCCAGCCGGCCCATATACCTCTGCATCAGGCCTGGATGAGATTTGAGATCGTCTGGGGTGGGAGCAAAGAATGATTTGATGTTGGAGCCGAAATTCGCTATCGCCTGCCCCGGATGCGTAATCGTGTGAATCGCATCCGCGAGATCTCCCACATCCGAGGTGAACGTCTTCACATCATCCAGAAACGCGGGCGCACTGATGGTGCCGGAGAACTTTTCCAGCCAACTCGCCAGATTGTTGATGGCGTCCTTGACGAGATCGCTCTTCAGCAAAGTCTCGGTGAACTTTACGATTCCGGCTGACAAATGCGCCAGCGGATCGGCCAGTGGCGCGAGACCTTTCACAAACGTGTTGAAGATCGATTGCCCTGCTCGCTCCATCTGCTGCGTGAAATCAGCCCACTTCTTGCCGATGTCATCCGGCGTGTTCAGCCTGGTCGCATCCTTCGCATAGTTCATGAACAAGCCGCCATATTCCGGATTGCCCATCGTCTTGAAGCGCCGCTGCTCGGCCGAGCTCAAGGGCGCGCCGAAGCCGCCCATGATGGTGCCGAGATTGCCGAGTTCCGTTTGCTGTGCCAGGGTCCGAATCCCTTTCATCAGGCGCAGCGCATCCTTCTCAGTGTCGCCTGACAAACCCACGCCGCGGGTCAGCGCGTAGGCCGGCCCCTGCTTGGACCGGTCGGTCTCCATCTGGTTGACCCAATCCAAAAACGCATCCGCGTTGTCCAGCAGCCGCCCGCCGCCAAAGTTGATGTTGAAGGCCTTCTGCGCGCCGGTGGACATCCCAAGGCCCATGCCGGAACTGCGCTGGCCGGCCGCTGCCATGGCCATGCGATCGATGCCCCACAGACCACCGGCGCCGAGCAAGCCACCGACGGCGCCCAAGATACCGGACCACTTCAAGAGCCCCTCCGTGGCCCCCAGGATGCTCTTGGCCACATCCTTGGTGGAGTGCGCCATGCTGGTCCACAGGCGCTCGCTCAAGGTCAGGTGCTTCGCCTGCGCCTTGTTGGCCTCGGCCGCCTCATGGCTGATGCGATTTTGCGCCATCAGAGCGGCGGCAATGCGCTCGAAGTTCGAGGCGGTAACTGCGTTTTCTTTGGAGACCTTGGCCCAGGCGCTAGGAGTCTTGGCGAGTTGCTCCTGGTACTTGTTGAACAACTCTTGAAAGCGCTGGAACTCGCCGTCGTTCACCTCGACGTCAATTACCGACCGGACAGTAATGGCACTACTCCTGGAGTTACTTTACCGGCACAAAACCGCGCAACGCCCTGATCAGATAGCGCTGCCGGAACTCCACGGCTGAGCGATGCTCAAACTGATCCCAGCGCTCGAAGAACGGCGCGAACCCGGGGCCCGCCAGCCACTGCAGCACATCCGCGACTATGCCGCCGCCTTCGCGCCAGTACTCGCGGCTGTGATCAAGATCGGCAAGGAACTCATGTATTCCGTAGAGTTCGATAATGTGGTCTGCGCACCCCAGAGTTTCGCAGCGCCGTCCAACACCTTCGGCAGATCCTCCTTGCGGTTCATGCACGAGACAACCGTAAAAAAACAGATGGCGCCCTCCACCTCCGCGGCGTCCGCCGGCTCCAACAAACCGTTCGCAAGCGCGTCCTCGTACAGCACCGGCTCCCAGCCGCCGCGCTTGGCTGGGCCGAGGACAGTCGTTCGGCGGTATATTTCGGCGAGCAGTCCCTTCTCGACCCCGGCCAGGCCGTCCCACAGCCCCATGTCCTTCGCGACATCGCGCAGCAGCTTGTTGGCGATACGCGGACCCGAATAGATGCCGTACCCGCCGGTGAACAACTCGTTGAAGGCGCGCGCAATGGGCTTGTAGTAGACGTCGAACACGGCCGAGTCGATCGGCGTGGAGTGGACGAAGATCTGTGTCTCGTCTGAGCGAGTGACGGGAATCACGAGGTTGAGCCGCTTGTCGATACGCACGGATATCACCCGAAGAGATCAGAGTTGATGTACACGTAGCCGCGGCAATTGACCATGAAGCCCGCATCCTGGCCGTTGAAGGTCATCTGCCGCATGCCTTCGATCGCCATATTGACGAGATCGTAGGGCTGGATGCCCGTGGACACATCCGGACGCACAGTCCCGGGGCCCAGGAGGCAATTCGTCTTCCACCGGCTCTGGTACTGCGCAGCGATGCTGAGCGTCTTCACCAAGTGGATGCTGAGCGTCACCGGTTGATAGAACTGCGGTGAAGGCACCATCCCGACACTGACCGGAACGAATTGCGTGGCCTCCCCATCCAGCGACAGCGCAATTTGCTCGGTACCCAGGAAGGAGGCCGAGACGTTGAGATTGTTGACATTCTGCCAGATGACGCTCGCACGAAGCTTGTTCAGTGTGCCGAGATCGACCAGGGGATTGCTCACGATTGCTGCACCTCAGTTGATAGATTCGCGCTCAGATCCCCAGAAAACTCGACACATTGAGATTGAAGACAATCTTCATGAACCCGCGCTGTGGGATGTAGACCGACGACAAGCCCTTGTAGGTCTCGGCCTGGAAGTCACTCGGATTCTCGGCTACATAGATTTTGAATGGCACGGCGTTGACGACGTCCTGATCCACGTACGCCCCGCTATCGAGCGCCTGCTGGAACGCCGGCCCGTCAAGCGCTGCCCGCGCCACGGTGCCGTTGGCCAGGTTGAACGTGATCGCGTCATTGTTCACCTGGATCAACGAATCCTGCAGCGTGTCGATGCCGTGCTGATCGTAGGTCAGCGGATTCAGACTGCTGTTGGACCCGTTTTGAACATCCGCCGCCAGTGCTTGGGCGGCAGCCAACTGATACCAGTCCACCGAATACCAATAGGAGAAGTCATTGCCGTCGAGCATCTTGCCCCACCAGTCCAGCGCTGTACTGCTGCCGCCCTCCGCACCGGTGCCAATCACGTTGATGTTGGCATTCTGCAGTGTCGTGAGCAGCGCGTTATTTCCCCTCGTCGGATACGGTGTCACGCCGTTGTAGTACGAGAAGGCGAGCGGAGTCATGCGATTGCCGCTCGAAGGCGCGTACGACAGCGACTTCTGGAAGGCGACCGCTTGGCTGAATTCGGTGAGCGGAATCCCCGGCGCCTCAATGCGCGCATTGACGCACTTCATCAGCTTGGTGTAGGTCGACCAATTGGCGAGCGTCGTCGTGACCCAGAAATAGACTTTGGCGGTCGGGGCCTCGTAGGCTGCAATCAGTGCCAGCAGACCCGAGGAGACATCCCAGATCCGCGGCACGAGATAGGAGTAGTACACCCCGGGATTGGCGATGATCCACGCAGCCAGCGCGGTCGTGCCGTTCGCTTCATCTCCGGGTCCCAGCTCGAGCACGTATGCGGATTGCGCGGTACCTTGTCCAAAGAACGTCCCGACCATCGATACGAGCTCACCCTGGCCCGGCGGTGTGTAGGTACCGGGAACCGTCTCCGCGCCGGGATTGGCGGCCAGCGCGTAGGTGAACGTATTGGCGCCCGTCACGGTGGCCAGCACGAGCCCGTTGTAGGCCGCCGGAGTGGCTCCCGTGACCGTCGTGATAAAGGTATCGCCGGTTGACAGTCCTGGAATCGCAGCTGTCGTGGTCGCCAGCACCACACTGGAGCTCCACGCCAGGGACGTGATCGCGAGCGGCGCGGCGAGCAACGGCGTGAGATCCGAATTCTGTGTGAGCAACGCCGAGGTGCCGTTTGCCAGAGTCGTCCCGCCCTGGGAAATGAAGGCACCGCTTGATTGCAGGGTGATGGGCGCTGGGGCGAACGTCTGTGAGACATTCAGCTGGACGATTTGATACGACATGGGGAGCGATCCCTCAACTGATCAGGTGAGTGTGTAGGTGCGCGATGGCCAAGCGGGTCAGCTAATGAGCGGTCCAGTTGACCCCGTTACAAACCGCCAACGCCCACGTCGTGCTGCTACCGGTCAGCGTTGCGTTGTAGGTCGGGGAGCTGGCATCCGACACGGCATACATCTGCCCCTTGGCTCCCGAGTTGCACGTCGGCAGCGTCGCGACCGTTTTGGTGACGAGCGTCGCGGCGGCCACGAGATTGAGGTTCTGGCTGGCATCGAAACAGCCCGCCTGTACGCCGCCGGTGCTGATGCAGACGTTGCCGGCGCCCGTGCGGTACAGAGCATCGCCGGAGGCGCTGTTGGTGCCGACGATCTGAAATCGACCGCCGAAATTCGTGAAGTTCGTGCCAAGGCCGCCGTTGGCCGTGATGTTGCTGTCACTGCAACCGCTCAAATCGTTGGCGCCGAGATTAAAATCCATCATCAGCGTGGGCGAGCCGCTGCACGTCGCGAAGTGTGAGATGGTATTCGCGCCTGCCACGTAGCTGTTACCCATCACCTGCTGGATGGCAAAGCCGCTGTTGCCGAGGTACACCGCCTCGTTGGCGCCCGAGGATGCAATGCTCAGGTTCTGGAAATGGTTATTGTTGACCTTGAGAGCGCCGCTGTTGCCGACGAAGCTGTAGACCGCCTGCTGCTGGATGGCGCTGATGTCATTGCCGAGAATGCTGACATCGTTGGCGCCGCGTACCGTGATGCCGGTCGTGCCGTGCGTGCCGTCGCCGTTGATGTGGTTGCCGATGACATCGACTCGGCTTGTGCGGATGTCGGCCGACGAGCACGTGTCGCAGGCGCCCACCTTGATCCCGGCCGCCGTGGTGGTCGTGATGTCGAGGATGTTGCCCTCCACTACGACATCTGAGGCCGGAAAGCCCGAGCGGCCGGACACGAGAATGTAGGCATCCGCTGCAGAAGCCGCCTGCACCTGATTGCCCTTCACGAGGATGTGGTTGACGGCGGGACTCGTGAACGTCACGTCCGACAGGATCAGGATGCCGCGATCCGAGACCGTCTTGATGGAGTTGCCAATAAAACTGATGTGCGAGCCACCGACCGCGGAAACGCCCTCGGCCCCGCACATCTCGAGGTTGTTGTTCTCCACGAGAACGTTCTGTAAGAAAATTGTTGCGCCATTCGAGTAGTCCACCAGCTCGATGCACGTATCACCGCTCGTGCCCGTCATGGTGTTCTGGCTGATCGTGAGGTTGGTCACTGCGGCGCCATTGGCCTGCACGATCATCGGGTTCGACTTGGAACCTGCCAGCATGAAGTTGCGCGAGATGTCGCCGTAGCTGCCGGCATACGCCAGCTGGATGTCGGGACCGGCGAAGGACGAGGTGAAATAGTTGTCCTGAATGCGGAACTGGCTCAGCGTCGCGCCGACGCCGACAGGCACCGTAATGGCGGCGGCATACACCTGGGACGATCGAGCGGCCGTGTTGGAGGTCTGGAAATTGATCCCGCGCACCGTTGTGCCGGTCCCTTGGATGTAGAGCGCCAAGTGGGGATCGGAACTCGCGGAATCGGTGCCCTTGAGTATGGAGCCGACACCGTCGCCAACGAGCGTGAGGCCATTCAGCGTCAGCGTCCCGGTGTGATTGAGCGTGCAGTTGCCCGGGATATACAGCGCTTGGCCGGTCGAGGCCGCGGCGGTCGCTGCCGCGTTGAAAATCGTGGTGCCGTCGGTGATGCCGCAGGCGCCGAGCTGCGCGAGATTGATGGTAGGCAGCGGCAACGCGACGGGGGTGGCCGTCGATCCGCTGACATTGCCAAGAAGATTGCCGGTCGCGATCGACAGCGGAGCCTGGTAATCCGTGCCTGCCACCGCGTTCGTGATCGTGCCGGCGCCGGAGAATTTGGTGACTTGGCCCGCAGTGGGAGAGCCCGTGACGGTCGCGCCACCGCCGGATGCACACGAGCCGTTGACCCACGTCTTCGAACTCGACTGATAGACGAGGCACTGGTTGTTGGCGGGTGCCGTGATCGTAGTCAGCGGGAACGGCAGTGAGGATTGCTGCTGGCCATAGGCGCCCGTGGCCATGGCGAGCGCGGCCAGAAAGATGGCAAGGCGCTTCATGGCCCGAGGTTGACCGTGAGGTTGGTGAGATTCGCCGCCGTCGAGCCCGAGGAATTGGTGATCGTGATCTGAATCGAGCCGGTCGGCGTGCCGTCAGCCCACGTGACGCAGATCGGCGTATTGGCCACGATGGCGACCGTGGGAGCGCCGTTGACGACCGCAGGCAATGGGATTTGGCCAGCCGCATCGGCATAGCGCTGCACGGTCAGATTGCCTGCCTGCGTGCTCTGCAGGCCCACTGCTCCCTTGTTCAGTCCGAACGTGTTGATGACGTTTGAGACGATCTGACCTGGACTGCCTGCCGGAATGACGGCGGGCAATCCGTGGGACTGGCCCTGAGACCAGCCGGTCGGCGCTTGAGGAACAAACATGGCGGCTCAGGCTATCGACGCATTAACGATGATGCCGCCACTGATGGCTGACACGTTCAGTCCCGTCTTGAAGGGCCATTCTATTTTGAGAATGCCGCCGGGAGCCGCCGTCAACTGCGCGGTCGTCAGGGTGATGATCTGATTGCCGGCGGCGGGCGTTCCGCCTTGGAGCATGTCGCTGAAGGTGATTGACCCGCCACTACCAGCATTCTGCACGATGATCTGATAGAGACATCCGTTCGATGCTTTCACAGAACCTGTTGCCGCAATGTCGTAGATCGGCGTGAGGCCGCCTGGATATTGGGAATAGACCGGAATGGCGTTCTGAGACATTTACATGAACTCCTGAAAAGAAAAACCCCGCACGAGGCGGGGTCAAGGGGAGATATCAGGGCGGCAACGGAAAGAGCTATTGAGCGCCACCCGCAATGATGTAGGTGGGCACACACGACAGGATCAACTTGCGCGCGACCTGGGCGACGCGGGTTTGGTTGTATGAGATTTCGTATTCCAATGTTTTCTTCATCGCGCGCGTCTGCAACTCGGCCTGCGTGCGAATCGCATCGCGCACTACCGGCATGTTCATGATCCCGAAGTTGTCGGTCAGCAGGCTGTACTTGTTCACGGTGTCCTGAAAATCCAGGCAGGCGTCGTTCTGCAGGCCGTAGAGCGTGATGCGCACGCGATCAGACACCAGCTGATAGTGGCTGCGGTTCGCATCGATGTAGGGCACTGATTGGAGCGCGCGCGTATCGTTCTCGCCGATATGCACCACCCCATACGGCGGAATCAGGTTGGGCGGCACCATACCCGACGGATACAGCGTCGGCGGTGCCACAAAGAACGGCACGCCGGTCAGTGACAGCTCATCGTCAAAGGGCGAGTTGTAGCCATTCAGCCCGAGCCACAGCGCGAGACTGTTGGACGTGACTGCCTGGTTGAGATCGATGCTGCCCGGGCGGTCGAGCAGCTGCGAGGCCATGGCCGGCTGAATGCTGTGGCCGAAGTAGTGCCATGCGCCGCTCGGGTCAAAACGCCCGGTCTGCTGCGAGAATGCGAAGCGAAAATCATTGACGGTGCCGACATAGAGCGTGTTGGGCGGCGCAGTCTCAAACTCGGTAATCTGTTCGCGGGTGGCGAACTGGACCGTGACATAGCCCCGCGTCTCGTCCTCGGCCTGCTCCATTGTTTGGCTGTAGCTCAGCGCGCCGATGATGTCGATGTACTCTTGCTTCGGCACCCAGAAGACGAACCCGTCGAGCGGCAGGACCGCGCGCGTATAGGCGGCGAATCTGATCGTCTGCAGCGGCAGGACTGCCAGACCATCGCCGAGCGCGCCCGAGACTGCATTCGGATCGGGGCCGGATTCGCTGATTTGGGCCATCAGTCAACCCAGGCGCGATACGACGCGGTCATGAGGCCTGTATCACGAAAACTCGGCCGCTGGGGGTTAGATTTCCGGTACGGGTGTTTTCGCCTGTGACTTACACCCATGAGAGCTGCCTTGGTCGGCGTGCCCGGTATTCCAACCGTCTCGACCTCGCGACTTGAGATGAAATCCCTCATCCGCTGAGCAATCGCTTGGCCAGCGGAGCCCCACGGATCAACCGCGCGCCCCATCAGAAGCGACTCCATCGCGCCGCCCAACGACACTTCTAAATCGCCCGCACAGTCTTGGCCGTGCACGCGCCAGAAGTTCTCCAGGATTTTGTACTTGGCTTCGAGGATCTCGGCGACGTCGCCGGTAGTCATGGCCCCGGCCTTCTTGCCCGGCGTTCGGTACGGTTGGTCGAGTATTCCCAAATGGAGCGTCAGCCGACCAGAGCCACCCACCTGTAACGGGGAGCTCGGGGCGCCTTGGGAACTGTCGTCGGGCGCCATCTAACTCAATCCATATACGGTTCGCCCAACCATCTGAGCAAAGGACATGTATTGTCTGCCTGGACCGGTCTTCAAAGTCTGAAGGTCTCCGAGCGTGAACAGCTTCATCTGCTCTGGATTCAGAATCCCGGTAGCCAAACCATCGGTGCTCGCCTGAGACGGCACCCCAACCGAAATCTCACTCAGCCTCAACTTCTTGCGCAGGTCCTGAAAGAACGTCTGCCCCGCCACATCCGGCGCATAGTTGATCAGCCGATCCGCCGCCAGGTTGTAGACGGCGAGCGTGTAGATCGTGGGCGACACCTGGGCGAGGGTCTGGTTCACGATCTCGAGCGCGATCGACAACGAGACCGGCGCGATGCCGGGCACGATCTGATAGTCATCACCCGCCACCACCGGGTTAGCGAAGGGCGTCGCAAACAGCACCGTGACCGAGGTATTGGAGGTCAGGTATGTTGTCGCGCCTTGCGTCGAGTCGGTGAGAAAGGACCCAGCCCACTGATTGGTCCGCCACGACTGCGTGAAGTCGGTCAGGCTCGCCGGATCGCCCCCCTGAGTCGCCGCGCCGCTCACCATGGGGAAGACGGCCGGCGTTGCGATCGGCGGGATGCCGATGCCGGCCAGGAAGGTGAGGTAGTCGGCGAGGTTCGGGGTGGTGGGATTCGAGAACACGAAGTCCGATCAGCTCATGCGGGCGCGGCGCGGCTTGTCTGTGCCAGGATTGCGCAAGACTTCCACACCTGCCGATACGCTTGGTGTGCCGTCGGTTTCCTCGACAGTCTCGACTTCCAAACGCTGCGGCACCAACTTATGTTTGTCGATACCCGTCTTGTTGCTGATGTCGGTGGCAATGTCCGTCGCAATGCGGGTTGCGGTCTTGACGCGGCGTTCGTCCGCCGCCTGCGTGAGGGCGTCGTCATTTTGCTCGTAGGTCGCGAGCATCGCGTCCATCACGACAGGCTTCTCCAAGCGGTAGCAGAGTCCGGTGTACCCCTTGCGCCGGCTCATCTCCTCCGCCGACTTCATGCCATAGATCTCCCAATGCGCGATCACGAGGGCGATTTCGTCAGAGGTCAAATGATCCAGGCAGATTTGCTGCCCCGCCGGAATCGCTTTGACGAAGTACCCGCTCTGCATGCCCGGCACGCGAAACGTGAACATCCATACCTGCTTACTACAGTTCGCGATATACAACAGATTCTTCAGCATGTGGGATTCCTGAGTTAGTTCGTAGCGCTGAGGATGGTCAAAGCTTCCGGGCGTGGCGACCATCCTGAAGTTGCCCGCATCTCCGACAGCACATCTGTCGCGCCTCCCTCAATGGGGGTCACAATCTCAATGGGCGCGGCGACGTCCGTGTATTGCAACGTGCATGCATTGAACCCCGGCGCGATCTTGGCGAATTCGTTGGTAGTCCACGACTCGCCCTCGGGCTTCTTCACCTCGGGCATGGCGAAGATGATCGCATCGGTGCCGCCCGCGCCGGCGCCGATCAATGTATCGTCATAGCCAAAGCGGATCTCGATGCCGTGGCGCTCCAGGATCTCCTTGACCATGCCGGCAATCGTGTCGGAGCCCGCGCCCGCGCGCTGGAAATTGGTCAACTGCACGACCCCCTGGATCTGCCACTGGGCGATATCCTGCTGCGGACCCAGCACCGTGATTTTCTGCGGCATGCCCAAATTGTAGGTGCGCGTGAGAATTTGCTGCACGATGGAGAGCAGGAACAGTGCCATCTGACCGTTGTCGTACGTCGAGATGCGCGTATTGCCGAAGGAGTCGGCGGGCAAAGTGATGTACGTGGCACCGGTGGTGGAGAGAAAGCCTTCGCCATTCGCTGGGAACTCGCCGAATAGGGCCTTGTTGCGCAACTGCTGGTGATGACCCTGGCGCATGCCGAGACGCTGCGCCTCGACAATGGACACGCCCCACTGCGCCAGCATGTTGGTCTGGTGGCGGTCATAGATCGCGCGGACCTGCTGCAGGTACGTGGGAGCCATCGCCATGCCGGTCGTGACCGAGCACGAGGGCACCTGATTGGCTCCTGCGGCACCGCTTGAGACCTTCGTGCGCACGGCGAGCTGGCGCAGATAGACGGCCTTGTCTTCCTCACCCAGACGCACCCGCGGGGCGCCGCCTGCCAGGAGCTCGATGAAATCCGATCGTTGGTTGTACTGCAAGAGCAGTTCGGGCTCCATGAACGACGGCTGGGTAATGACCCACGTGGATGCATCGGTTGACATTGACTTGTTCTCCGAGAACGGAAGTGACGGTTAAAGAGAAAGCCTGTCGGAAGTTAGATCTTCAGAACCACCATGGCGACGCTTTCGAGCCAGTTGAGAAATCCGGTCGTTGCAAAGCCGCTGGAGTTGTCGTTGTAGTTGACGCCCCGGGAATTTCCGGCGATAACGCTATCGAGCAGAACACCCACGATCGGACCGACAATGCCTGAACCCCCCGCATTGGTGAGCACCAAGTTGGTTGTGTCCCAATACACGTTGGGATTCACAACGCCGCCCAACCACGCTGTGATTGCCGCTGCCGAGGCGCGCAGCGGTATGCGTGCACCGCTACCCAAGCGATAGAAGTTGATGGCGCCGCCTGCAGGGGCAGACGGCACGCGCGATTGCGCGCTCTGAATCAGCGCGGTGGCTTGGTTGAACACGGTGAAGCCGGTCAGGTTGGCGAGCGTGGTGGCGGCATTGAGCTTCGAGTCTAGATTCTCGGAAGGTGCATTCGTACCGCCCACCTGGAAGGCGGCGCCTCCCGCAAGCGACTCCGTGATGGCAAGGCCGCCCCACATTGGCACAGTCGCAGCGGGATCGACATAGCCCTTGCGCAGCGTGAAGCGAATCGCCGGATCATCCAGCGCATCACCCTGCGTGAATCCGCTGGAGGACGAAAAGAACGTACCCGGGAAGTTCGATTGAATGAACGGGTTGATGGAAACGGCAGCAGCAGTCATGTTGTGTATGCTCCAAATAAAAAGGCCACCGCGACGGGTGGCCTTGCCATACCGATGCCGCCTCCGTGGAGGCGCCCGGGACCTTTGAGGGAGAGAGAGTTAGTGAGTCTTGCCGACGTTGGCGTTGATGCAGCCTAGACGCGCGCCGCCGGGCGTACCGAACTGGCGCCAGCACGCCGCTTCGTCATTGCTGACGAAATGACGGACGACGCGATTGGCCTCATCAATCTTCTTGATCTCGCGCAGAACGCCGACGGGCAGATCGGTCGGATGCAGGGCCGCCTGCATGGCATCCGCATAGATCTGCTCCTCGGCGATATCGAGCACGCTCGCATCGACCCGGGAGAGATCCTTGTCCTTCCACCGCGGGCTGTGCTGCTTGACCTTGGTCAGCAATCGGCGCTGGTAGTCGGGCAGCGCTTCGCCATTCAGGAAGGCTGGCGCGCCTGCGGAGTCGCCGAAGGCCTGGTAGACAGGCTCTGCCTTGAATTGCGCGGTGACGAAACGCTGGCGGTCTTCTGAAGCCAGCTGCGGCGGCAAGCGTTTCTCGATGTCGGCAAGACGAGTCGCCAGTGCGGTGTCGGGTGCGCGAGGGGCGGCGTCTTTTTTGGCCTGCTCCTCCTTCTCTGCCGCATCCTTTTTGGCGGCCTCCGCGGCGTCTTTCTTGGCCGCTTCCTCCTTCTCGGCAGCATCCTTTTGGGCTTTTTCCTCAGCCTCCTTGTCCTCGGCGTCCTTCTTCGCCTTGGCTTCGGCGTCCTTCTCGGCATCTTTCTTCGCGAACGAGTCCATGCGCGAGCAGGCCGCATCCAATCGCGCGTCGGCAGCGTCCATCCGCTTGCTGATGGAATCAAAAATCGCGTCCAGCTTATCTTCAACAGTCTTATCGGCCATCGCAATGCTCCTGACGAGTAAGGGTTCGTTAAAACCGGCTTACACGCCGGTGAATTTCATCCACTTTCAAATGCTGCAGCAGGAAATCCAACTTGATATCCATGCTGTCGTTGCGGGTTTCGATCGAGTCAACGCCCGCTGGCTCGCCGCCCTTGTCCCATACGCCGTAGGGGCATATGCAGACGTGATCGAGCAAACACGGCTCACCCTCGATCACGAGTGTCTTGCCGTCCTGAACTTCCAACTCCCGCTTGAGTTCGGACTTGATGAAGATGACGCCCGGCGAGGTTGACATCTGCTCGGTTTCCAATAGTTCCGCGACCTCCATATCGGCAATCTTCGCGATACCCCACACCTCATTGACTTCGGGCTTCAGGTACGGCAAGAAGATCGTGCCCACAATGCGCTTGCGAAACTCCTGGGTGTTCAGCATCGGCTCTTTCGGCGGATGCTCGAGAATCACGAATAGGCCGTTGCAGCGCTGCAGAAACTCGTCGTTCATGTAGATCGACGGGTCGCGCCACACGAATTCATCACCGGTCGAGCGATAGGCGGCGCCCGTGCCCGTGATACGAATCGCGATCAGCAGTAAATTGCGGTAGCGCTGCGGGCTGGTGAGTTCGCCGGCCGCGATGGCCTTGGCAACGTCCAACTCATCCATCTCGAATCGCCGCAGCGCGACGTAACAGCCGGGATGCAACTGACCTGAGCCGAGCGCAAATGCGCGATCCACCCACTGCCAGGCATCGTGCTCGCCGTTCAGCTTGGGCTCGAATTCGGGCCCCTTCGCGAGGAACGTCGTGAAGTCCACTTCCTCGCCGAGGGCCGACGGCGCGCCCTCAGGTGTATTCGGGATGGCGCCTGCGACTGGTGACACCCGCCGCGTCCACAGCGTCAGGGAACTCTCAAACTTTTCGCCCGTTTCCTCGAACAGCTCGCGCCGCGCGGCATCCTCCGCGGACTCGCCATCCTCAATGCCCCCGCCAGGGAATGCCCAGCCTTGGCCGTCTGTGCGATGGACGAGCAGAACGTGGCCATTGGGTGCGACGAAGAGAATGCCGGCGGCGCGGATCACAACTAACCGTACCCCTCGCGTTTGAATGCACTGAACGCGCTAGCGGGGCATTCCGGTAGGTGTGGAAGGCTGTTACACGTACATCCGTCTATCACCCGCTTCGATGCCGTCTCGCGCTGCGCATCGAACTGCCGCATGGCACTTCCGCGAGGTCCCGTGAGCCGCGTCGGCCACCACGCCGCATAGCAGGCTGGGCACGGCACGCCGTCGATGCTGCAATCGGCGCATTTGTGGCCGGCGGGGGCGCTGGCGTGTAGCGCTATGGTTAGGTCGATCATTAGCTCATCCTCGTGCCAGTTCGTCGCGGCCCTTATTGGTCAACATCTCAGGCGCTAGGTCGCGGAGGTTGTACAGGTAGACCATCGTGCAGCGGCAGTAGACTTCCTCGCCGGGAGCGGTGATGTCATCTGCGTACCCTGGAGGACCGGGCTTCACCAACCCCTGTTGCTTCGCCCAGCTATCTCGAATCAGGTAGACCTTGTTATTGCGGGCAACGTGCTCAGGCCGTGCCTGATAATCTCCTCCCTCCATGACATGGCGCCAGCGGCCGGCGATTGCCCCGCCATCGCGCGAAACTATCTCGCTGATAGCCGAACTGAGCTTGTGCCCCTGGTCGATGACAACGCGGCGGTCGATAAAAGTGAGGCCAGCGATTCCACGCCTGATATTGGCTTTCTCTTCCGCCCTATTGACCACATCGCTGCCGCCAATCGGTATCGACGTCGCCCAACCTGCGAAGCGCTGCAGCGTCTGCTGGATGGCTGTCTCACGATTCAACTTGATTAAACTCGCGCTCGCCAAAATCCTGCGATCCAACTCCGCCCGCAGCTTCGGCTTGATCATCTCGATCGTGTACTGACTGATGCCCCGGTGGACCTTCAGTAGATTCGCAGTCGTGGTGCTGCGCGCGAAGACTCGCTGTAGGCCATCGCGTAGCGCGTTCTCAAGTACGGATCGCGGGACCAGCAGTGCCCGGGCCGCGGTTTCCAGGCGGCGAAGCCACTCGTCAAGGCGTTCCTGGGAGTCGAAGCCGTGCTCGATGAGGTCGGCGATCGCATCGCTCAGGACCTGATAGAACTGGTTACGCGGGGGCGGAGGCATTGCGATCCACTCTCACCGGTCGGGGAACTCAACCCATTCGATGCTGTCGCCGGTGTCGTCGCGCCAACCTTTTGTACTGCGCTCGACGTGTTCCGCGTGCCGGGTGGGATCATCCGAATGCAGCATTTCGAAAATGCGCCCGTATCCCTTATCGATAAATGGCGCGTTCGGATCAGCCCTGGCCGCCATCACTCCGTGATCGTAACCAAAGGCAATGGCCTTTGAAATCTTGCGCTGCATCTCTTTATTGAATGCGGCCAGATCAGTTGGAAGTTTGTCAGCCTCGAACCGCATCTGCCCGAGGACGGGCACTTCGGGAACTTCGATCCTGATGACATCATGTGCTGGCCACTCGCAGGTCTGGGCTTTGCCAGCGGGGATATGATGAATCCCAACTCTCTGCGTCATGCTCGTTTCTCCGCTACTCTATGCGGCAACTGATCCAGCGAGCGGCGTAGATTGGCCATCAGCATCGGCTGACTTGCCGAATCGAATTTCGGGAACTTCTTCTGGTCACCCTCCTCGCCGGCAAGCGATTGCTCCTGCATCTTCTGAGCGGCTCGCTTATCGGCCTCCATGCTGGCAACCAAACCGTCGATATCGAGCTCAATCTCGCGCGGGAATAGCATCTCTTCTTCGTTGATGGTGTCGCAGAGCCACTGAATGGCAAGTCCCTTATTGACAGGGTCCAAGTGCGGTAGTGTGAGCTGCAATGTGGCAATCGCCATTTCGAACTTCACAGCCGAGACCTTGACGCGCTCACTTTCCGGCTCTCTCAGTACCGACGGCCATTCAGCCTTGAAGTTACGCCGCCATTCGCTGAAGACGTCGCGATACTCGCGGCCCTTGTATAGATCCGGATAGAGTCTTTGGATGCGCGAGAAGAATTCCGGCGTCCACGCGCGATACATGATCACGCCGTCAAACCACTTGTAGATTCGCGTCAGCTTCTTGCGGATGCTGTCGATATAGGCGGCGATGTTCTTGGCATCCTCCGTGCCCTCACCGAAGCCCTGCACGAGCGTCTCGTTCTCCAGCAGTTTCGCCGGCATGTCCGCAGCCGTGGCGATGTTCTTCAGGATGTTGTTTCGCGCGAACGTACCGGCGCCGTCCACGTTCTGCATGTTGAGCGTCTCGACCGCTTCTTCCTTGCCGATCGAGACTACCTGCCCTGTATGCGCCTGCTTGAACATCCTCCGCTTGAGAGCCATGACGCCGGCCATGATGTCGTCGAGGATGGAACCTGGAGACTCTTGCTTTGCGATGAGCAAACCGTTCTTCGTCGTGATGAAGTCGTCAACGACCATCGTGTTGATGAACGACTTCATCGGAAACAGCGCGCGCTGGTAGACGCTGCGCCCCACGAACCCGAATGCAGAATTCGTATACGCGATGTAGATCGGCGACTCATTCATCAGCACCTGGAAGCGCGATGAGTGGAAGCGCTCGCCATTGGTCGTGACGGTCACGGGCTTGGCGAAGTCCGCGGTTCCCGGAATCTGCGAGAGCACGAGCGAGCCGGCGGTGTTGAGCGGGTCCAGCGCGTTGAAAAAGATGTCTTGCTCCCAGATCTTCTCCATGTCGAGCGGCTTGCCGGCCGGTTGCTCCTTGCAGCCCAAGACGAGCGACGACAGGCCATAGATCCGCGAGATCGTGGCCGCGTTTAAAATGTAGCCGTCAACCTCCGTATTCTCCCAACACTCATGGAACACTTCCACCACTTCGACGGGCGTACCGCTACCGACCGTGATGGTGCGCGGTTGACTCTGCGCCATGCTGATGGGGCCTTCCGTCATCTTGGCGCCGAGCGGATGCGCTAAAAATATCTCTTTACATAGGTGATATCCGGGCTCGGTTCCGGGCTCGATATGCTCGGACATCAATATGTCCATCAGTGGAGAATTGTTAGATCCTCCAGAGATTGAGATTCTCGACACGCTCAGTTCGTCCCCGTCGTCCGAATCAAGTCATACACCGCCGATTGATAGCTCACGTTGCCCACGCCATCGGTGATCTGGAAAAGAATCTCATGCTCCTCGGAAGCGCGTGTCAGGTTGACCATGGAATTCTGTGTGCCCGTGATCGTGATCGCATTGGCCATGGAGGGCAGTGGGATCGGTGTAAACGGCACGAGATTCACCCCGCTCGCCACATCGTCCACGCGGTAGTTCACGGCACTCGGCACGAATGGCAATCCTTCCGCGTTGAAGTACGAGACGCTGACGATGCATTGCGAGCCCTGGATGAAGGTCGCGAGTGCCACGGGCAGTCCCGTCGTGCTCAACACCACGATATCGGCCTTGCCGAACTGCCCCTCGAGCCCCACCGGCTTGAGCGCCGCCGCCGTGTCCACCACCGCCGCGCCCGAGAGCGTGACCCCGGTGCTGAGATCGCCTGCGGCCGAGACCTGCACGAGCGCGTTGCCCGCGATCAGCAGGCCCGTCTGCAAAGCTCCGAGCGCGTTCGACACCACATTGGCCGCGCTCTGGAAAGCGCTCGAGATCAGGGCGGCACCGGCGGCCGTCACCACGACGTTGGCGTTGCCGACGAATTGGATGGCTGCGGTGAGTTGGCCGCTCGCCTGCGTGAGTGAGCTCGCCACACCCTGGAACTGGATCAGCGCTGAGAACGAGCCCGTGGCCTGCGAGTTGATCAAGACCTGGCCGGCGTCCTGGATCTGCGTGGTGAGCGCACCCAAGGCCTGGCTGAGCACGGGGGCTGAGCCCTGTAGCGAGGCGACGCCCCCCGTGAGGGCGCCACTCGCACTGACGTTGATCAGCGCCGCCGCATTCAGTTGCACGGCCGTGGTGAGCGTGGCCGCCGCATTCGCGACCGTGAGCGCAATGCCCGCCAGTTGAATGCCGGTAGACAGCCCGCCCGCCGCTTGGGAGGCGACCAGCGCGGCTCCCGCCAGCACGATACCCGTACTCAGGGCGCCTGCGGCTGCGGCCAGCACGTGCGCGTAGGTGACCATCTGCGGCGTGATGATGACGATACCGACCGACCAGGCGGTGCCGTCGAAGAACTGCACCACGGCCGAGCAGTTGTTGGTCGTGGAGCTGATCTCGCCATTGGCGTAGATCGTGATGTGGGCGGCGTCGTAGTAGAGGACCGAGCCGACGGGCGGATCAACATCCAGCCAAAAATTCGGGTCGTGAATGCCGCCGGGGCCGGTGTACTGCGTGCCCGACAGCGTCACGGTCGCCCAGTTGGTGAGCGCTGCGACCGCCGCAGTGCTGAGAAGCGCGTTGCCGGCCGCCTGGATGCCGGTCGAGAGATTACCTGCCCCACTCGCGCTTGCACTCGCCGATCCCGCGAGGGCGGCTGCGCTGGCGGGCTTGAGCAGGATGAGGATGCCCTGCATTGCCGGCGTGCCAGTCGCGCTGCCGGTCATCACCTGGTTGCCCGCGATCGTCGTGGCGGTCGTCTGGATCTGCTCACAGATCCCCATCGAAGGCCCAGCGCTGCCGGTCGATTGCGCGACCATGGTAAAGCCACTGGGCGCTGTGAACGTGTCCGTGCTGCCGTTGACGGTCCCGCAGAAGAGCGCGTATTCGCCGTTGGCCGCCGGTGTCAGAGCCGATGAAGGCCCGATGATGCTGACACCACTGGCAGCACGATCGCCCGCCACATCCACGATCTGCGTGATATCGGACAGCGCGCCGTTGAGCACGATGCCCACGGCCCAGCTCCAATCGCTGTTGCCCCAGTTGACACTGGGAATGGTGTCGCTGCTGCTGGTCGCCGTGCGGCCGAAGACCGCGACCTGCTGCGCGTGGTTATTGGGCGATAGCAGTTGCCATCCCGAGGGCGTTGTCAGGGTCACGCTGCCAATGGGGATGCCGGTCGCATAGATCAGCGTTTGCCCCGCGCTGAAGCTTGGGAACACCGGCGTGTTCGCGCCGTTGAAGACGTAGTGAGGCGTCCCCGTGCCAACGCGCGTGATGGCCACGTCAGCTCACCAATCTAACCGGTAAATCCGGCGACTCGCATGCGCACTTGAACGGCTGCGTCCTGCCATCCTTGAAAGTCTCGATGTGATAGCCGTTATTCAGCGGCAGTCCATGCGCGCAGCCATAGCAGCCCGCACAGTCCTTACCGAGGCCGTGCGGTAATTTCAGAATGTCAATCACAGCCTCAGTAACCCACAGGCCGTGCGGTAGACGGGATCGCCATCGACCCCGGGATGATGCCCGGATACCGCGTGTCTTCTGTAATCACGCTCACGATGTTAGGCAGCGCCGAGGTCAGTCCTGCGCCCGGCCCCGGGGTCGGGTTGGCCGGCGCCCCGGTATGCCCCATACGATTGACTGGCGGCCCTCCATAGCCACCGCTCAACACAATGACGTGCGAGGACTTCATGCGCCGCACGCCCGTCATCATGCCGGGGTTTCCCGGGAGGTCATACCACGTGCCCGTGCCCTTGGTCGCCGGTGGCACGGGGTTGTTGTAGGTAGACTGGTTGCCCGCCTGGAACAACTCCGCGGCCTCGATGTTGGCGACATGAGGAAACCGAGGAATTGTGTCAGCCGTGTAGTTAGGCCAGCCGGGCTGCGCGACTCCGCTCCACAATCCTTCGTAGGCCCCATCCCCGTAGCCCACCACGACATTGCACATGTCCTCGTCGCCCAGGGCGATTTTGTTGGCGATCATCGCGTTGAAAAGTGGCTGGTACCACGATTGGGCGTCCGTGCCATTGAGGAACGTGGGGCGCGCCGTAAACATCCACTGGGGAGCGGCCGACCTGATCGCTGGAAACAGAATGTTGGCGCAGTTGTTGACAAACTCCGAGTTGCCGAGCGAGGTGTGTGCCGCCGTCACCTCGTTGAACAGGTCCACCATGTAGATACCGCCTGTCGGCGTATCCGGACCAAACCGCGTATACATCGCCTGCACCAGCGCGGCTTCGCGATGCTGGACGTTCGCGTTCCAGTAGATGACCTTGACCGTCCCGATGGCCGGGTCGCTCCAGTTGCCTGGGTAGTACAGGCATCCACCGGCATACACCGGGCTATTCAGGTAGGCCGGCGCGAACCACTTCGGGTAGGAGGTCTCGTTGATATCCGTTAAACCATTGGCCCCCATGTTGAGCAGCGGCACGATACTGCGCGGCGGGTTGTACGACTTCGCGTGCGCAATGATCGCAGCTATTTTCGGAAAGCCGCTCTCAGTGGTGCCCCCCGGGCCCGACGTATCCCAGGAGCCGTCGTACCGCGATGCCGTGGCGTCTGTCAGGTTGGCAGGGGCATTCGGCGTCTCCAACTGCGACCACAGCATATGGAACGCAAAGCCCAGGACCCTGTTGTTGACATCGGCGGCGACCGCCGCATCCATTTGCGATTTGATCGTGGCCAGAGAATCCATGCCGGGCGAAGCGGATAGCCTCAAATACCAACCCGGCCGCCAGATGATCTGCCCGCCCGCCGTGCCGCCGCTCAATGTCCCCATCGCCGCGGCACTCAGCGAGGCGCCACCGGCGAGTTGGGCGTGTGTGCTTAACGCACCCGATGCGGAAGCGATGATCGAGCCACCGCCCGCCATCCCGCCGGGTTTGTCACCGTTGGGGTAGCGGCCCCAGTAGTGCCCGTCATAGCTCGCGCGGTAGATCGGGATCTCGATCCGCGCGGGAGAATACGGTGGGGTCGGCATGCGCTCATGGGTTCCGCGCGACTATTGGAACCCGATCGCGTCCAGCTCAAAGGCGTCAGGCCCGTTGGTATGCGTGCCCAACACGACCTTGTACAGTGTGGCATCGCCGTATACGCCCAGGTCCTTCAGCGGAATTACATAGCTCGCCCACTTGCCGGCGACACAGGGAGGGCCGTATTTCAGCAGTTCGATGGACGACAGACCGACATCGCCCACCCGCTCCGCATGGATGCCGAAGGTGTCGCCCGTGATCGTGGGCTTGAGGCTGAGCAGCAGGTTCGTGTAGCCGGGGTTGGGTAGCTTGTAGTCAGCCGACCAGTACGGAATGAAGTACCCCCACGGGACGCTGGAGGTAATCAGAATGTCCCGGGTGTCGCCATTGAAACCGGCAGTCGTGAGGTTCTGATAGTTGGTTGCTTCACCGGAGCCTGTGAAATCGCCGGCCAGAGTTTTCACACCATTCAGGTACATCCACTTCACGCCCGAGGGCGGCGGAGGGGGTGCCGGCGTAACGCACACGCCATTGATCAGCACCTGCGGTAGCACGCAGACCGGCGGAGTCGGCGGCGTATTCGTGACTGGCAGTGTGCGTGCGGGCAACGTTACACAAACGGTCTGCGCGGGGATCGTACTGCAGGCCGTCTGGGCCGGGATCGATATGGTCTGCGCCTGAACGCTGCCGGCGAGCAACGCGAGAATAGCAGTTAGTCGGCGCATGTTAGTTCCTCGTGAAGTAATACTTGCGCACATAGAACGTCGTACCCGATGCGCTCGTGAAATCCTTCAAGTCCAGTTTGTACGCATTGGACTTGTGACATACAAAGCGAGTCGTCGTCGGGACGTCGGGCGGGTTCGTTCCCGCAGTCGGCCCCATGCTGACCTGATACGTGCCCACTCCGCTTTGACTGGGCTCAGACGAAACCCAAACGCCTTGGCTTGCTCCTGGAGTGGTGAGCGCGCCTCCTGCTTGAGTTGCAATCCAACAGGTTGGGTCTATGCCCGGCCCCGACACAATGTTAGTCACGTTCATGACGCCACTGACAATCGTGGCATCAAAAACGGTCTCGCCAAATCCGAACGCCGATAGCGGCACTTTGTAAAGAGCGTACTGCCCTGCGACCGGCGCGGAACCGTACACGCCTGAGTTGGCGAAATTCCCTAGATTGATGTGCGGAAACACGTCTCCAACAGGCGAGCGTGTTAGATGCGCCAAGTCAAAGACTTCGCCCGAGAGCCCTGGCAGTATCTCCACGTTCAAATAATTGAACATGTTCACTTCGAGCCCGAAGTTGAAATACGTCGGGTTGAAGCTCGCTGTCTGCAGACCGCAGCCGCCGCTGCCCTTGATGCATTTGATCGCTGTACCCCCCAGCGGATCGATTGCGCTGTAATTGGGCGCTGAAAGCATCCCGAAGGACAGGTCCTCGCTACTGCAGTAACTGACGCCGTTGTAATAGATGTAAGCCGTGAATTGCGCGGGCGTAGGACCTTCGTTGCCACTCGCATCCACCGCCACGATATCGTAGTCGTACCACGTGGTGAGACCCAGGACGTTGCCGCTGGAGGCCTCCTGGATGTTCATCGCATTGTAGAAGTTGGTCGCCGCCGTATCGGTCCACGAGGTGGCGCTACTTGCAATGGTGTCGTCGTAGGTGGTCTTGACGCCGCCATTGACGCCGCGTTTTGCCCGGTAGTGATGCACGGGACCAGTGGCTGCAGTCCACGTCATCGTCATCTGCATCAGTGGCGATGTGACGGGGAACTGACCGTTGGTCGAGCCACCCTGATTGGAGAGCGTGAAGTTACCGACGGCCGATAGACTACCGCCCCCGGTCGTCAGACTCGCGCTCGCACTGGCGGCAGCCGAGGCCGCGATCGCCAACCGGATGCCGGTGCTCAAGCCCGCTGCGGCGGCACTCGCAATGACCGCAGCTCCCGACAACGGCGGCTTGTCTCCCTGCGGATAGCGACCCCAGAAGAAGCCATCGGAGCTCGGCTTCTGGATCGACACGGCGAGGCGCGCGGCCCGGTAGGTGCGGCTGGCGAAACTGCCGACGACCGAGACGGCCGCCACTGCACTGCCGGCCGCTTCAATCTGTGTGCTGAGATCGGCCGCGGCGCTCGAGGAGGCCGTGGGCGCTCCCCCCAACGCAATCCCCGTGGTCAACGGCGCTGCGATAGTAGAGCCCACGACGCCGGCGCCTGAGAGCGGAATGCCGGTACTCAGGGGTGCTGTCGCCGCAATACCCACGGCGGCACTCCCGGCCATCAGGACACCGGAGTTTAAGGCGGCGGTTGCACTGACTGTGCTCGCCGCCACACCCGCCAACGGGATACCTGTACTGAGCGGCGCACCTGCCGAGATAGAGGCGCTTGCCGAGCCTGCCAAGGCGGCAGCGGGACCGGCCGCTGGCTCATCCAGGTCGAACCACTTTGCGGGCAGCAGGTCGTAACTCATCGGCTACGACCCTCCGTTACCACCATTCTTTGATGTTGAGATCCATCGACAGTCCGCCCGCCCGTCGCCGTGGCAGGATGATCCCCGAGGGTGTCGCTGGCGTTGCCGCCGCCGCGAGTCTGAGAACAATCAGAAACGCCATATGATGATCACCGCCACCTTGCACGGTGAAGTTCATCCCGTACACACCATCGGGCGAGGTAACGACGGCGTGTTGCATGCGCATGATCGCGCTCGACAAGTTGAACTTCCAAAACACGCCGTCATCGATGTTACGTGTGTCGGCGAGCGGGTTAAACGGTCCGGCGCTGTTGTCTTCGCCGTCCATGCCGAAGGAGATCGCGAGCGCAGGCCCGATCCACGGCTTGATCGTCCCGGTGGAGAGGTTTGCCCCCAAGGCATAGATATTCTGCCGGGCGCAATACCCGATGATCGGGTTCGTCGCATCGATCTGATTGATGTTGACAACCGTTGCTGCGGTGTAATCCTCACCGGAGCTCGTATTGACGAACTTGATGAAGCCACCCACCACCATCGGATTGCCGACCGGGGGCGTTCCTCCACCGCTGAAGTTCAGCACGTTATTGCCGGCGCCGGTGACCGAGGACACCGTGCCCGTCACCCCGGTTGAATACTCGATGAACGTCGCGCCGACGAACGCGCTGAGGTTCGGCGTCGTGGCATCGAAGTTGGTGCAGGTTGCGGAGCCCGCGCTCGAGGCGCTGATCTTGCCCACGAACCCCGGGGCGATCGCCTGCGTGACCGGCATGCAGGCCAGGATCACATCCAGATCGTCCGTGACGTTGCCTGGGGGCGTTCGGCAGTTCAGGTGAATCAGTGGCTGCCAGTCGCCATTAACGGGGTCCGACCATTTGACCGCGGTCGTGGTCGCGAAATTCGCGGTCTCGCCGAGACCTAACAGCAAATTGCCGGCCGCGAACCCCGAGGCCGAGGCCACACAAAGATGCCCGGATCCGCCCGCACCGCCCGGATCACCGGCCCCGCCCAGATCACCGATGTTGCTCGGCGCCGGGTCGGTCGTGACTATCTGAACGATCCCCATGGGATCTCAGATAATCGCGTTGAAACATTCAGCCTGAGCGATCGTGTTCGTGCCGGAGAATGAGGCGCCACCGTTGACCGAAATTCCCAGAATCGATCCCGCGGGCGTGGAGTCAAAGCCGGCAGAGACACCTTCGACCAGACCATAGCCGGCCGCCCCGGTCGATACGAGACCCGTCGCCGCGAGATGATGACTGCAATCGATGAGTGCGGCGATGACGGCCGCGGTGCCTGAGCCCACCGTGCGAAAGTGCAACAGCAACTCAAACAACCCGGTGTCGGCGGCGGCTGTTCCGGCGGCGAATGCCAGACTCAACACCGAGGCATCGGCCGTCGTGCCGGCGGTACCGTAGCGGACATTGACCGTGAAGGCCGCTGTGCCCGCTCCGGTCTTGGCCATGTCGAACTTGCACTTGTATACCGTGGCCGTCGAGCCCGAGGAAACCGGGCCGCCGGCGGGCATCGTGATTGCGGATCCGGCCAGATACGTGTCCGCGGCGTACCCGGCGCTTACGGTGGTGGTGGAGCGGTTGGTGCGGTATGGCGCTGCGTACTTGACGCCGGCGGCGGCCGATGAGGCCGCAAATAACGACAGGCCGTCTGCCCCCACCGCCAGCCGATCCGGCAGCGTATCGAAGACGAGCAGATCGCCCTTGGTGGTGATTGGCAGCCCAACCGTCTGTAGCTGCCCGTTGGCGCTGTACTTCCACCACACCCCGGCTTCATCCAGAACGACGCTCTCGCCGGCCAGTAACGTGCCAGACCATTGCTCACAGACGTTGGTCCCGTCAGTGTGGTTGACCTGAATCAGGTTCGAAACCGTCGCATGCGTGTTGAAGATCGACAGGTGCTTGACGTTGCGCTGCGTGCTCGCCGCCGGGCTGCCCACGATGGTCGTGGTCGTCGCCGTCGTAATAGAAGGCGTATTCGTACGCCCGGGCGTGATGGTGCCGGACGAATTGTCCACGTGATCCTCGTGGACGGCGATCGCCCCTATCGACCCCGTCACGAGCTGGACGAGATCGGAGGCGGAGGTGAGGAGCAGCACGGATTACTGGCCTTGGGCCTTGGCGGCGTCGACGGCGGCTTGGGCCTGCTCGATGGACGTGTCGAGATCGGCAAAGGCCACTTCCGTGAGATCGAACTCGGTCTTGCCCGCAGCCTCGGCGGCATCGGCGCCGGCATTCAATCCGGCGGCAATCGCACGGGCCTGGGTCACTGTGATCGGTGCACTCATGGTGTGTTTCCCTTAGTTCAAGCCGGCTTTCGCCATGACGCTGCGCGCCTGATCGGCCAGTGCCTCGGCTTGCGCCTGGTTGCCCGTGCACTTACCCGCGCCGTTCTGTTTGCACACCGCGTTCGCTTTCTTCAGTAGATCACGCACCTGAACGGCCGCGTTGATCTTCGCCTGCGCCTCATCGGTCGTGATCTGCTTGTCGTGCAGCAGCTGCGGGATGTGCTTGAGGTTGACAGCGGCCACCGTGGCGAGCGAGGCATTGCCGTACTCGAACGAGCCGATGGTCGCGAGTGTGCCGATGACGATGACCTCGCCCTTGGCCTCACCGGCGAGCGCGGTGGCGTCGTATTCGGCGGAGATCGGGGGGATGTGCTGGGGTTTCACATCCGAGTGGCCGCAGCCGGACAGTGCAAAGAGAGCGGCGGCCACTAGGGCCGCCGTCAGTTTTGAAATCATGGGAACCTCGAATGGTTAGGGCATGTCGGGCCAGTGCCGGTTGCCTTTGACGATATTCTGACGTTTCGGAATGATCGAAAGATTGTCTTGAACGTGGAGGCCGCACACGGCACTCGATTGCAAGGGAACTATATGGTCCACCTGCCATTCAACACCATCTACGTCAGACGCATTACGCTCTGCGCATAGCCGATAAACTTCGTCGATCTGCGCGAAATCAGCCCACGCCGGCACGATCTTCAATTCGGCTTTCGGCGGGCGCTTGCGCTTGCTTCGTCGAAATCGATGGGGCAAAAGACGAGCGGAAAATACTGCACCATTGCTGGCGCGGTATTTAGTGGATGCTTTTCGAGAGGACTCGGCCGCCTTCTCTGGATTGGCAGCATCCCATGCGCGCTTTACCTTCGCAGTGCGTTCCGCATTATCCAGCTTCCACTGGCGGGCCATCTCAAGAGCGCGTTTCTGCTCTTCGGGAGTGGCATTTTCTCGCGCCGCTTTGCGCGCTCGGTTGCAGCAATCCCTGCAATGAGCCCTTCTATTGGGCTTACGCGCGTCCTTATAGAATTGGTCCAAAGGTAGATCTCGTTTACAACGAGAACAGATCTTCGCCGTGATAGTCTCATGGGTAGCCATTGCTCACTCCGAGAAAGCGGGTAGTGGTTAGGGCCCGGATTGCGTTGGTAGCGCGATCCGGGTCCGTCCATTATAACTCAACAATTCCCCCTAACCAATTGTGACTGTTAGGGCTCCAGCTGCAAAACTCGGTGCCAACATGTTATAGGCCAGCTCTTTATCTGGCCACTCCGCTTTTCAACGGAGAATCGGACTATATCTTCACCCTCGTGGGGTGCGGCGCGCTCGTGGGACCTCATAATCCGTTCTGGATCGTACGTCCTAGTCTCTGAAGCTTCGTGTTATTCCTAACACGCTTGCTTGCTGATTGCCCTCGACTTTACGTTAGGGTTTCCAGCAATTCACGCCGTTATCATCTCAACATTGCTGCTGAGTGAGCCACTGTCAGATCGCGAATCTCTGACTTCTAGCATCACCGTTGTTCCGAAAATCCGCGCTGTTTCCAGCGGGCCAGACTATACATTCACCTGATCGTGTCGAGTGCAGAACGCTCGATTCACTTGGTCATGATCAGGGTCGGCGTGTTATGGCCTCTTTTGTTGGGCCATCCAGGAATCTCAATCCTGAGTCGTTACGGGATTCTCAGCTTTCTCTGAGCCTTACCCTCGGGATTCCCCGCGCTTTCACGGGAGGGGTTCACCGATTTGAGCCGATTTAGAGACAGCGAACATTAAAACAACACTGTCTTCGGAGTCGTCAATGCCAGATTTGACTCCTAACATCCCGCATTGCTGCGAGAGACGCCGCATTATCCAGCGTATACCAGCTCGTTGCCGCCCGAACTCGCGTCCATCAGGCAGAAGGTGGTAATTGTCGTCCAGTTTGCTGTTGGTGCGGGATAGGTGATGGCCGCGTTGTTGCTCGTCGTACCACTTGAGCCCGACGAGTTAGTGGATGCCGAGGTTGTGCCGGCGCCTTGCGTGCCCGCCCAGTTGGCAAGACTCGACGTGATCGCCTGCCGTGCGTAGCTTCCACCGCTGACCTCGGTGCCGCAGGCCTGTGCCGTGGCAGTCGAGGTCGCCAGCTCCACATAGATCGTCGCCGGTGCAAGTGCCGTCTGCGCGCGGAACACCTGGTCGATGATGTGATTCTGGAAGTAGTTGGACGTAGCGGCTGCCTGACTGGGCGGCGCAGCCATCACCGACACCAGCCCGAGCGCAACGAGCACCAGCGGCATGAAAAGTTTGCGAAACCGATTCAACATGAACGTCTCCTTAGTGAACACCCGATGTTTGGTGAAGTTGTATTCCCGAGATCATTAGCGACAGGAGCCACAGCAGCAGTCCACACGCCTCCCAATTGAGCGGTCGCGACTTAGGTGCCGCAACCCCGAGGAAGGCCATGATGAAACAGACCAGTGCAGCGATTTGCAGAAACAGAGGCACGATGTTCATGGGATAACCTCCGTTACCTCAGCAACAGCACGATCAACACAATCAGCAGAATCGTGCCGAGGCCAATGCCATACGTGTGCGGATAGTAGCCACCAAAGCTGCCGCCGAGCGCGAGGATGATCAACACGATCAGGAGCACCGTGAATAGCGACATGAGGGGGACGCTCCTGTGTGTTAGAAACCTTTTGAGTTGCCGAGCGACAGGGCGCACCCATACGTGAACGTATCCAAAGCGTCGTCACTACCCTGGTCACCGGTCGCCGCGCTGAACCGCAGAATCTGTGCGAGCAGGTGATTCTTCGTGATGCCCTTGTAGGTCACGACGCGGTTGTATGCGCGCTCGGTAAATTTCACCTGATCGCCGTACACGTAGCCTTCGCAATTGATGGCGCGCTCACTTTTACCGAGCGAGGTCAGCTTGCTGTCGATGGGACGCGCCGGCAGGTGTTTGTTGCGCGCCTGCTGCAGCAACACACTGCCCGAGGTTTTGTCCTCGATGAGCGCGCCGGCCGAGCCCTTGAAGGCCTGGCATTCCTTGGCGAGCTCCTCCAGGTACTTGAACACATTGGGCAGCCACACCTCGAGCAGCGCGCCCTCGATCTGCTTCAGGTCGTAATCCAGGACCGCAAGCGGCGTGTTGATGCTGTTCAGGATCGATCGCGCGAAGTAGGTCACGGCCAGACCGTCGTTTTTCTTGCCCGTCTTGACCGCCGTATCAATGATCGCGAAGACGAAATCGACGCGCTGCGGGGTGGGTACGGGCTTGCCGTCCACCAGTAGCTTGGCCTCGGTGAAGAACGAACCGCCCAGCGGCGTCGGCCGCTGCATGTACTGGCCGCTGAAGGTGTAGGGCTTGGCGGCCTGCATGCGCCGCAGGTCCTCGATGCTGTGCTTCTCCGGCCACAGCGCCGTCCCATCCTCGTTGATGGCCGGCAAACACACACGTTCCCACTTCTCGCCGTTACCACCGGCGAGCAGCCACTGCGTGATGTCTTCCTCATGCAATCCCTGCATGATCACGATGATCGGCGTATGCCTCCAGTTGAGACGGCTTTCACCGGTGTCTTGGAAGTTGCGCTTGACCTTCTCGCGAATGTCCTCGCTGTAGACTTCGTCGGGCTTGTGCGGATCGTCGTAGATCAGCGCGCCGCCAAAGCCTTCGCGCATCTTGCCGGCGCCGAGGCCCGTGATGGTGCCGCCGGTTCCCGAGGCATACACCACACCGCCGGCCGTCGTCTTCCAGTGGCCCTGGCCTTCGGTCGCCAGATGAACTTCCGGAAAGATCTCCCGGTAGCACGGATGCTGGACATCGGCGCGAATCTCACCCGTCTTGTCGGCGGCCAGCAGCGCGCCGTAACTCAGGTACATGTACTCCGAGTCAGGATGCCGCCCCAGCGTCCAACTGATGAAGTCTTCGATCAGCTGGGTCTTGCTGTACCGCGGCGGGATGTTGATGATCACGCGCAGCCATTCGCCCAGGTACACGCGCATGAGCGCGTTGCAGATCACGGCGTGATGCGGACCGCGAATCCAGCGGCGGCCGTGGCGCTGGAGCATCTTCCAGCGCACGTAGAACCAAAAGTCGGTGCGTGCCCGATCGATGGCCACAGCCCGCTCTTTCGGGCTGAAGTCGATCATGTGTGCGGTCTAAACCTTCGTGTCGAGGTCCTCGGCGATTTGCTTCGCTTCCTCGCGCGCGATGACGAACGTGGGGCCCGGGGTGATCGGATTCCCGTTGGCATCGAGTTGTTGGTGCTTGTGGACGTCGGCCAACATACCCTTGTACTGCAACAGCAATTTGCGCGCTTCGTTGCGCGGGGCGAATTTGTATTTTTTGACTACGCCAATCGCCTTACGCTCGCTCCCGCGTCCCTCGTACAACTCCTCGACGTCAATGCCCTGAATCGCCGCGCAGATGTCGTCCGGGAGCTTGTCCAGGGGCAGGTAGAGACCGTCCGAGTCCAATAGACGGCGCGGATCGAGATTCGCTGTCTGCTCAAGTCCGAGCACGGTCGCGAAAATACGCGCCTTGGATTCGCCGACCGCGTAGGCCTCGTACTCCGCGATGGCCTCGCGAATCTTCGGCTTCGCCAGCAGCTTGCTCGCCGCCACATCGGGCCTTGTGCCGGTAAAGCCGATCGCGCGTAACGATTTGGCGCCCACCCCGGTCTCGACGTACGCGCGCACGAAGGCGCGCAGGCGGGCCCGCAGGCGGTTGTAGGTCTTCATGGGCCGATGCGGCAGATGGGCCGCGTTGGAAAAACTTCTAAGGAAATCCGGTAGTTACGCGAGTCTGCAGATCTTCAGAGCGCGTGTGTAGAACACGGGGTTTTCGCTCGAAGCGCAGCGGGCCTTTTTGAGAACCGGCGTCAGATTTGTGGCGAACGTAACGCAATCAGGGGCTTGGGCGCAAGGGATCACCCGCGATAGTCGCTAATTGCCCGCATGAGCTCCAGCCAGCTGAGTTGCGGATACTGGCGATGTAATCGGGTCATCACAGCCCTGGCATTGGGATTGACGCGCCCGAGCTCCTCATGAGTTCGCGGCATGATCCCGTCTCGCGTAATGGGTCCCGTGCATACGGTGCGGTCGTAAGCCTCGCATTCCTCGTGATAGCGCTGGCCGATTTCCCGCAGCAGATCGCGTGGGCTAGGCCTCCATTCCTGCTCGTACAGGCGGCGCCACTCCCGAGAGTTAACGGCTGTCTGCTTTGGCACATACCAGTCTGGCCACAGAGTCACGCCGCCCGATCCCCCTCATCCCCATTGATCCCCCGCTGAATCATACTCAATCCCGCTCGGTACCACCCAGCATACTCTTGCTGCAACACCCGGAAGCGCTCCTCCAGGGGCTTCTCCCAGGTGCGCTCATCGACACCGAGGTAGATCGCGTACAGCCCGGGCGCCTCCATAAAGGCGCGCTGAAACGCGATCTCATCGAGCACCAGCATGCACAGCGATTCCAGGTACAACACTGCGCGCTTGGGTTCCGCCGCGAGCTTCACGCCGGTTTTCGGATCGCGCTTGGCTGGCTCACGGCGGGCCGGCACGGTCGCTTCCCAATTGTCTTTCGTCGCCGCCTTGTTGGCGTAATACCGCAGCCCGCACATGAGCGTGCGGATGGTTTGCGGGCGCCGATCATTCGCAATCGTGTGTTGCGCAGCCGACCAGTGCAGCGCCTCCACGCCCATCGCGGCAATCCCGAGCTCGGCGTGCGAGTAGGCGGCTGCTTTGGCCACGCGCGAGCCTTTGCCCTTGGCGGTATCCGGTGCCTCAATGCGCTGCTTCCTGCGGCTCTCCTCCGTGATGCCGGCGGAGATCTCGATCGTGACGCGGCGACGCTTACCGGCGATGCCGTCGGGTTTGTTACTGCCTCCAGCCACTCGGATGAAGTCGATGCCGTGGGCATCGGCGAGAGCGATGAGTTCAGCTGCGTTCAAGTTGTTTGTTTCCTTTGTTCGTCCAACCGCTTGGCCTCGGCCACGACCGCGTCAGCAATGGCTAATGCCTCTCCTTCCACGTGGCAAGCTATTTGTTTTGTCGTTCCTCCACCATCTCTAACATCACCTCTCGTCGCAATCGCCAACAGCGCCGCTCCAAATACCAACAGCCGCACGTGGGCTTCGTCCTCGGGTTTGATCAGCGACGTCATGAGACCGTCCTCGTCGGAGCCACGTCCAGTTTCCAACATAGACTTCTCCAGATCTTGAGCGCGGATGCCGACAGTACGCTCACCGCAGCAAAGCATACGGCATCGCAGCAGCCTTCTGGCGCGTTCGCCTGGCGATAGCTTCCCACCGGTTTACCGCAGCAGCGGCAGAAGCAGACGAACGAGTTCATGCCACCAACTCCTGTTGCCGTGGCTGCACTTCGCCCTGCCGAAAGCGCTGCGTGTAGTGGGCTATCAACAACGCCTCAGCTCTCCCGCTATCCGCAATCCGCGTCAGTGGCGCCATCGGAAACAACTGACGGGCGCGGCACAAGCTCGCGTGCTTTTTCTCGCGGTCGCTGGAGTTGGGCGCAAGCAACCCAAGCGCCCGCTTCCATATGCCCGGCTCGACGAGTTCAATCGCGCAACCTGCAATCTGCAGCGTGGCAAGCGTTGAGCCCAACGTCATGCCTTTCGAGTTGTTGGCCACCGCGCCCATGGCCGGCATCGCGTGAATGCGCTCGACCATGGCGCGTGCTGGCTGACCTTGCCGCATGTCGCGAACCATCTTGAGCAACTCAACACCGTCCACCCACTTGCCTTTGCCGTGAACCATGATCGGCAAATCGTGCACGTCCATGAATACGCCGTCCTCGGTGAGAGCGGCGATCCCGCCCGTGATCCCGCAGTCCACTCCAAGGATTAGCATGTTGGATGTCCTCAGTGCGCGCCGTCGCGTTTGGAATCCCGATGCTTCACCCGCTCTGAGCGGCCGTCAATGGCACGGCCGCGCTTCTTGTGAGCGCCGAGGGCGTTCGCAACACCTTCAGCGAACCGTTCGTTGTCCTCGCTGGCAGCCTCACCGGAGATCGCCGCCATCTGGTCGGCCTCACTCCTACTCCCGGCCGGCGGATCGATCTCCACGCAATCGGCCGGCTTTTCACAGCGCGGGCCGTTGCCCGTCTCGCCATTCTCGCCCTGTTGCCACCAGACGTGCGTTGTGTCTCGCTCAGCGGCTGCGATCAGGTGCTCGCCGGTCAACACGGTCGTGGTGCTGCTGTCGCCACCTTCGTCGTCCTGGTCGGCCTTTGGGTCCGGGCCCAATGGAAGCTCACGCTGCTTGCGTTTTTTCTTCTCCGCAACCTTCGCATCCGCAACACTGAGTTTGATCTCGGTATTCTGCGCATCCAGCAACTTGACGATGTGCTTGGTCTGTGGATTGCACTGAAGCTTGAAGTCGAGTTGCGTCTCACCGCCATGGAGTGGCGCCAACACCAACCCCTTGAGACACGAATCCTTGTACTCGATCTCGAAACCGCTGTGACCGATGTGTAGCGTGACAGTCGCGCCCTCAAGGTCGTGCTTCATCGCGAATTCGCTGAACTCCGGAAACATCGGCGTCGCGACATCTCCCTTGGTTTCGAACAAGGCCCGATGTTTGTACGGGTCATCGAGCAGGTTGTTGAGTTCCTTTGGGTCGAGTAGCACGGTGAGTGGGATGTCGAACGCGGTGACGTCCTTGTCGCCGTGCTTTTCGATTCGGTTATTGATGACGCCGACTTGGGCGTGTTTGTTGTCGAGGTCCAGCATGTCAGGTTGCTCCCGTAGTTTCGGTTCGTGAATGCTTTGCCCGCGGCGCCTTGGCCACGAGCGGTTGGTTGTAGATTCTCGCGAAGGCCAGTTCGTAGTTCTCAAGCTTGCCGTGATAATTGCCCAACACGACCGCCGCCAACTTGCGCTCAAGGATCGCCGCCCGGGCGCGCTCCGCCCTCACCTCGCGCGTCGTGTCGCCGTCGAAGATCTCGACGCCGTGCGATTTCAGGCGCGAGGCCAGCCAGAGTTCGGCGTCGAGTTCGCGGAAGGCCACAAATGCGTCTGAGGGCTGAGGTTTGACGGGGCGCCTCATGTCAGCAGCCTTCGGTCCTGCGCGATCTGCGGGACGGCTTTGCGAACGTCAGTGGCATCCTCGATCGTGGCGTAGTGTTCGCAGAACCGGCGCTCGAGAAACTGTGTGTTCTCGGTGCTCGACAGCGCAATAGTTCGATAGCCTCCCAATGCGGCAACTGCCCGATCGATCAACTCACTTTTCGGCTTCGTGTCGCCGCCGTTGACGATGGACAAGCCACTTGGGCTGTAGTCGCTGCGCACGTAACGCAACACCGAGGCCCAGGCCTCCCCGGCTGTCGGTCTACCGGCCTTCCGCAGTTGCTCGAAGTGATACGGGGACGGCATGAACTCGACACTGCGCGCCAGCTGTGCGGCGGCGGCTGTGAAATCCTCCATCGACCAGCTCTGCATGGCCTGCCACCAGATCTCGTAGGCTTCCGGTGTCAGATCCTTGCCGGGCTTGATCGCGGCGAGGCCTACGAGTTGCTTGATGAACTTCGATTTGTCGGTAGGCGTCATGTGTCACCACTCTCTGCGAGCCATGTGCGGGCTGCGTCGATGTTGGCGTCCTGTTTGAGTTGACCCTTAGTCGCAGGCAGGTTCCATAATTGCGACCAGGGCTTATCAAGATCCGTGGGGTTGAAGAAGTTGCCCGGCATGAGCACGTGCTGCGTCCTCTCGGCCTCTGTCGCTCGCGTGTACTGCGCGTACCGCTGAGCCGCCGCTTCGAGGGACTCCCACGTCTCGTTGTGTTTTTCGATCAGCACATGGCAGAAATGCTGCGCCCTACCCCAGTCGGTGCGCCCGGCTCGCTCCGGGTATGCTGCCTTGACCCGCTCGAACTCCACCACCCAATCGCATCCATTGCCGTCCTTCCCTTCCCCATGACTGCCGTTGCGATCTCGGATATCCACGCTTGCACACTCCTTCCCTTCCCAGATCTCCTTCCCTTCCCAGATCTCCTTCCCTTCCCCACGTGCATGCACCTGACGCGTGACTGACGCGTCATCGACGCGTGACTGACGCGTGACTGACGCGTGCGTAGGTTCCTGATCCGTAAAGTCGATAACCTCATCAGCCTTATCGGGGCTGGGCAGTTCTGACGCTGACTCACGCGGATTGATGGCTTGATGCTTGCGAAAGGTCGGAATGCACCCGTACCACTCGTTCCTGACGCGGTACCTGACGAGTAAGCCACGCGTGACCCACGCGTCGAGCACGCGTGAAAAGTCGATCTCGTCATAGGGCAGGATGTCGGTCTTCAGTGCATTGGGGCGCCACTTAAAACGACCCTCCCGATCGGCGTGACCGAATAGCATCACCCAGGCAAATCGCACCGGCGCCTTCAATTCTTGCTCAAGTGCGAATAGCAGTTCGTGCTTGGCGAGCTCTGGCTTCACGGTCCGGATTCTCGCCATTAGCCGGGTCGCCTTATGCCGTTCGGTGCTGCAAATTCTCCGTAATGCCGCATCGACATCTGGTCATACCACGCTGCCGCATCAACCGCGGTGGTAACTGCCGGCCCCGCAATGCGCCGGCCGTCCACGTAAATACGACCTCGATAAGCCCATCCATCCCACATCACGCCCTTGAAGCCATGTCGATTAGCTTGCGGTTTGCGATTTTTCGCATTCTGAGCACGCGTCGCGATCCGCAGGTTCATGCGAGTATTGTTGAGTCCATTACCGTCCCGATGATCCACTTCTAACGGGTCACCTGTCTCCAATTCCATCAACACGCGATGCATCAGTAACGTCCGAGATGCGCCATCGACGCTCTCAGTAGCGCGCGCGTATAGATGCCCGTCCTTACACTTGTGAAGTCGCCAAGAGCGCTTTTCAATAAGTGGTAAATCAGCCGCGTCTATCAGAGTAAAGCCGCCGCGGATTGGCAATTGCACATGCTCGCTCACTCTCACGCCTCCTTGGGCAGCTCGCTGGACGCGATCGGGCCGTTGTCGCGCAGGCAATCGAGGATGCGTTGGGCTAGGATCATGCCGGCGGCACCCAAACCATCCAGCTCAACAATCTAAACAGCGCCGCGACCACCATCACGACGATCATCACGAGCCCGGATGCGACCAGCGCACCCAGGAGGCACCACGCCACTTGGCCTGGGGTCAACATCGCGCGCGGCTGCTTCGGGATGCGTGGGGCGCTCATGGCAACAGCACCCTGGGATATTCATTCAGCCCCAACAGTCGATGCCACCATCGCGCCCGCACGCCGGGCGGTAAAAAGCTCTGCGGATTGAGCCGGACCAACTCGGCAACCGCTTGTCGGTGCATGCGCCGTCGAACCTCGTCGGAGGCGCCGGGCGGCACAGGGCGCATGGGCGCAATGATTGCTCTCACGCCCGCAGCCTCCGTCTCGCCCGCGCGAGCACCGCCTCCGCAAGCAACACGGCAGCGAGCCGCCGAGCCTCACGCAACCTGCGCTCCACATCCTGCGCATTGACACAGGTGTGCGCCGCCACAAGCTCAGCAGCGTGGGCATCGAATGCAGCGAACGGTGACCGAGCGTTCAGGCTGGCCATGATGGGACCCCTCGATGACCGCTCCACACACATGCGGTCGCTTCAATTCTTCGTTGTAACCGAGCGCCTACGCGCTGAGCGGACCTCCGGTAAGCTGGGTGCTCAGCGGGCGACCTTCGGTAACCAGCCTTTCGGTCGCCCGCCAAACACCACGAGGAAAACGACGATGGAAAATTCCACTGATACGCCGGACACGCACGGCTTTTACTTCGATCCCAAGCAATACGCCGAGCTGCGCAAAGACGAACGCGCCAACTCTGCCGAGGCGCGCGTCGCCCTGGCCCTGGAGCACATTGCCGATGACCTGTCGGCCATGCGCTCCATCCTCTGTCGGATGAAGGACAAGGGTTAGCGGCATGACGGGTCTCGCGCCTCTGCCACGACACGCGGCGAGACCCGTCTTTCCATGTCAATCTCGGCGCTCAGTTGATCGGGGAAGTACGCCTCGTCGGCCCACGTGTGGCCGTAGTGAGTGGACTGCACGATGTAGCGCTCCTCAGGCTTGGCGGTGAGGTTTTCGCGGACGCGGTACTTCATGGGCCAAGCCTCCATTCAACTTCGTCCACGCGCGTAGAACTCCTACGCATTGCTGCTGCGCACATCGACCGAATGTTTGCGCAGCGCAGCGCCGTTGAGTTGCGGGAACGCCCACGCCCACGACTGTAGGCTTGAGCTTTCTTAGGATTGCGAGCTGAGATATTCAGACGGCTCGCAGCAGAATAATTCGCACGAATCGCTAAATTCGCGTTGCGGCTTTGCGTGCGGCAGCGTACAAAGTGATTCGACCTTAACCTGTGATAAGTACTAAACCAACACAGCAGGGAGCGCTTCCGAGACGGCGTCATTGAGCGCGGCTCATGTTGGTTCACATTCAACATCCGCATTGAAGCGGAGGGAGCAGCATTGCAATGGACCGGTTCGCACACGTCCACCACCTCAGCCCCGCCCTTTCTGGTAGTCGACCATCAGCCGGATCGCGCGCTCCTGGTCGGCGATGTGCTTGCGTAATTCCGCAATCTCGCGGTCCTTGTCATCCTGGACCTTGCGCAGGTTGGTCAAATCCCAGCCATCGGTGTGCATCAGATACAGCAAATAGGCGCTGTTGCCGACCACACGGTTGAAGCGCGGGATGTCACGGCCGTCGAGATCGAGGTCACCGCCACAGATGCGCGACCAGACGCTTTTCTCGCAGTCCATGTCGAGGTAGATCTCTTTGGGCGCGAGTTCGGCGAGCTGGCAGGCGTACTCCAGGGCATGCTTCGTGCTCTTGAGGACGGCGATGTGTTCCAGATTGACGGGGCGGCTGGGCTTTCGGGCCGGTATCAGTGACAGCTGCTCCTCAGGAGCATCGACGCGCAACTTTGTTGTTCGTGGTTGCACGTAGCTTCACTTGGCAAAAAAAACGGGGTTAGGCAACATGGTCACGAAGAACAACGGCTCGCCGGAAAACATCGGGGCGCAAATCAGCGCCAGTGATCACACCCCCAGTGACATGCTCGAAAGCAGGCCAGTACTCCGCTTCGATCAGGATTTCCTGACGCACCCATTTGGAGACAGTCTGCTGCCCCAAGGTGGGACGCTGGAGGAACTCCGCGAGCCCCTTGGCCAGGGCGGCTTGGCTACCGGCAATCACAATGGCGCGCTTCAGGGCAGCAACGTGAGGTTTATCCATGATCACCCACGATACACAACCCCGGTTGTGCGCGTCAACAACCCCGGTCGTGTGACCGGTCACAACGGCGGTTGTACTGTCCTGCCCATGTCTCCAAGACGCTCCAATACCGCCGCCGCGCCCGCAAAGGCCCCGGGCAAGATCAGGGTACGTCAGGCCGATCTCGGCCCTGACGGCAAGACGCTAGGGGAACGCGTACGGGCTTGCATGATCGTTCGCGCTCGGCAGCTGGGAGTCGATCCGGCCAAATACACTCAAGAGGAACTGATTGCCGAGGCAAGCCGCGTGACGGGTCGAAATCTTCAGGCGGGCGATAAACCGATCATGACCCAGCAGGCACTCAGCCTGATTCTCAAAAACAAAGTCTCTGAGTCACATGCCTCGATCGCTTTCGCTATGGTATTCGGTGTCGAGCCAGCGTGGCTTCAGTACGGCATTGGACCACAGAGCTATCTCAATCGATTGTTGAACTCAACATAACAATTACTCAAATGCAGTCAACTAAGCGATGTCCCTTCTGCGCCGAAGAGATCCTGGCGGCGGCAATCAAGTGCAAGCATTGTGGCTCGGAGCTGAAAGCCACCGCCGCCGATCAAGAAACGACCCCCCGACTATCGTTGCCTGTTAAAAGAGTCATCGCCCTGTTGGCGGCGATATTCGTAGTTGTCTTGGTAATTGGCCATAACAGCGGCCATGACGACCCACACCCAGCGGTCGAAACCCCATCGCCCGAGGCGCCTGCAACAACGGCGCCAGACGAAAACAACTTGCCGCAGCCCATGGCGGATGCCCCTGCGCCCGCGCCTGCAGAGCCCGTTCGGAATATCTTCAGGACGAGCGCCGCCGCTCTATACAAAGGCTACGCTGCGAACGAAGTTGCGATGAACGATAAGATTGGCGACTCTGTTATCGAAGTCACGGGCACCATAAAATCCATCGATGAAGTACTCCACGATATTGTGCTGCATCTCGTGGTATCTGATGACAACTCATTCGAAAGTGTAGGACTAACACTGGCCAATCCGGATCGACCGAGCATCGCACGTCTGCAAAAGGGGCAGCGAATCGTAGCGCAGTGCCTGCAGATGCGGCGCGGAGTCATGGACGATCCGCTCGGCTCAGATTGTACATTGCAGCATGTATCGCCAGCGCCAGCGACCCAGGAGCAGGAAGCCGCCCCCCAGCCATAAATATTTGCGGGCCAGCGCACAACCGGGGTTGTTGACAGCGCACAACCTGGGTTGTATATTGCCTCCCATCGACCCGGAGGCATCATGTCCACCACCCCTCAACCCTGCACCTGCGGCAACGCCCAGTGCCAAGGCCGCCTCGAGCGGGGCCAGCCACCCGTCTGCCGCATGTCTGTACCGGCCGTGGTATCCGCGCACCGATTGATACAGCTCCGTGAAACGGCGGACAAGGCCCGCGCGGCAGCTCAAGCTAATCGACGTGCGGCATGCAACGCGGCGGCCGTAGGCATGCAGGGGGCGGCCCGAATGTTATCCGCCAAAGCTAGCAAGGCTGAGGGTCTATACCGGGACGTTTGCACCCGCATTATCCAGGCGGTTGGCTTCACCAATGCGGTGGATTTATGAGCGCCGCCAGCACCGACCTGCGCCAACCCATCGCCGAGGCCGCGATCAGCACCGGCCTGCAGCAAACGCACCGCCGCTTGCTCGATCGCCTGGTCGCCCAGCAGCCCAACGCCGGCTACTCCGACCCCGCCCAGATCGCCTCGTTGACCGGTCCGGAGCTCGCCGCCGTCCTCGAGTCCGATGAGACCCTGCTAGCCGATGCCGCGACCCACCGCGCGCTCAATACCGCGCTCGTCAACATCCTGGCGCGCGCCGAGTACACGACCCTTGAGCAAGCCATGCTGGTCGGTGCGTCGCTGATCGCGGCATTGATGGCGCATGCCAGGGTGGCGCTGCTGCAGACGGTGCAGGAGGAGATTGCGCGCGACGAGGAGAAGAAGCGCGCCGATGAATCCGATGAGCGCTACCTCGCCTCCATGTCGGCGGCGGTGCGTGGAGTGTGGACGCCGTGAACCGCCGCCCCACCTGCAACTGTGGCATGGGCTCATGGCAGGGGCGCTGTGTCTCGTGCGGCGCCCGCGATGCTCCGGTTCGCTACCGCCTGCGCTGGTGGGTCATTGCGGCCATCGTCGCGATCGCTGCTGTGATCGGCTGGTGGCTGGGAGGTTTCGCGCTGTGATAACTCCCGGCACCCGCGCCAAACTAGCCGCCGCCGACAGCGCCTTCATGTTCGCGCTCACCGCGCCCGTGAAGCCGATTGAGCCGATGGCATCGCCGTGCCTGCCGGGATTTCTGACAAGGCCTCAAGCGGGAGATCCGCGATGAGCATGTGCGAAGCCTGCCAACGCGGCGACCATGCCAACTGCGGCATGCAGACCTGGTGCGACTGCGAGGATACGCGCGATGGTGATCACACCATGGGTGACATCGATCCCACTCTGTGGTGCAACGGCTGCGGCGCGCGTACACAAGCGGATTGCGACTGCGGACCAATAGCGGAGAACAACTGACATGCGCAAAGAATACGAAATGACGCAGACCCAACTCGACAAGATCCTGGAGGCCTGCAAGCCAGTGCCCTACATGGTGTTTGGCGGTAGGGAGCCGCGCTCGCCACAGGAGAATGCAAACGACGCATGGAAGGCGCTCGGTGAGGAGATGGGCTTCGATCACATGACGGTGCGGCCCAACGGTAAGGGCGATCGGTTCTTCACGGCTGACTCGCTCAACGAGTGACCATGAACAACACCCTGCGCTGGGCCCTCATCATCGCCGTCGCCGTGTTACTGCTCGCGTGGATCTGGATCTATTCACCCGCCGCCTAGGAGCCTGTTGATGAAACGCCAACCCGATCCGTGGCTGCCGATGCTGGGCGTAGTGGTCTTCGTCGTGGTCTGCGGCGTGATCTCGAAACTGGCCGGGTGTCAGCATCAATGAGCACCGAACCAACAAGTCTGGGCTTGGCCGTGAACAAACCACAAGATACCGTCAGGACCGGTGGCGCGATTTGCGACCAAGCCCCTGCTGCGTCGAAAACCGATCTCTGGTTGATGTCCTCACCCAAGCTTCCGCGCAAATTACACCTGGAACTGAGCGCGGGCGGCTGGCTGTACGCGAGAGTGCATGCAAAAACTCACTCTCTGCTCGTCCTCACGGGTGAACGATTGGCTGATTGCTATCTGGATGTCAGCCAAGCCAACTGTTTGTTTCTGTGCCTTGGCCCTCATGCAAGCTTTATGCTGTCGGCCAGCGAAGCCACGCAGATCCGCGCCACGTTCGAGCCCTTGGGCTTGGTTATCCGGGAGGCCAAATGACCGCCCTCCGCATCGAGCCCGTCACCCAACCCGAGGACCCGGCCGGCGAGTACAGCCTGCTCGATGAGCAGCGCACCGAGGTTGCGGTCGTCACGGGCAAAGCCTGGGCGAAGAAGTTCGCGGTGGTCGAGGGACTGATCGAGATCACACTTCAGTTCATTTCCGAGTGCGGCGAGTGCAATCACACAGGCCTCGTGAGCCGCCACATTCCCGGTCACGACACGGTGGCCGCGTGGGATGCGGACGACCAACCTTGCCCCGAATGTACGCCTGCCCGCGCACTGTTGGCTCAGGCCGGAGTGGTGGTATGAAACCCTTCCGTCCCGAAGCCCCGGAGTTGCTGAAGGTCAAAAACGGCCTGTCGCGCGCCACCCGCATCGATCCGATAATGCTGGCCAACTGGATTCGCGCCAACATCATGTGGTTGCGCGGCTGCGCTTCCGACGTATCGAACGACCATCCTGACTATCAGGACGAAGCCTATGCGTGGTTGCGAATCCAGTTCATCGAGCGCGCACTGAATTCCCAGCCGGCCCGCGTTCCAACAATCACTAAGACCGATTGTCCTCGCAACGGGAGCGAACCGGCTGGGAGTCTGACTGCCTACATGTTTGAATTGGCGCGGAGGAAACTGTTGTGAGCACGTTGATCGAACGCCTGCGAAACAAGTTGGTGGTTGTACCGAAACCCGGTACAGAGCGACGCAGCCTTCAGCCGCACGAGAACATTACATTTTGGTTTGGCGGCGAACACAAGGCAGGCGACTCCGCAGGATTGCGCAGTGTCGGGATCGGTGGCCAAGTGCAGGAGCACGTTTACGCCGTCGATCCGCTCTGCGAGGAGGCGGCGCAGACGTTGGAAGGAGTCGCTCCGCAGATGGAGGTAGCGCACCTTCCCTCAGTGGACGAGAAGTTTGTGTCTTGGGCGAAAGGTCATCAACTGAATCTCGCGCGCGAAGCCACGGGCGAATACGCTTCTGAAACGACTTACGAAGCATCGGAATCCTTCAAGGCTGCTGTTGTTTGGTGTCGTTCGGGGCCCACCAAGAAGTGCTTCCAGCGCTTCGGCGAAGTGGATTGTGACGCGCCCTTCTGTGGCTGCAATCCGGCATGGTCTGATGCCATCGAATTGCTGCAGGAGTGTGGCTGGAAGTCGCCGGATAAGCTGCGAGCCGCTCCCCCACCCGGCGGCGAACAAAGGGTGCTCAACGTCATCGACACCGCGCAGCGCCTGACGAAACTCTCGAATCCGGAGTTGGTGGCCATCGCGATCGCAGAAACCTTTGCCGATACCTTTGCCGATACGAGCCATACCGCGATGCTGGTGCTGCATGAGATGTGCTCGCGGTTGCACCCGGGTTGGGCGGATGAGGCACCGGAGGAGGGATCATGACCGCCACCGACATCACCGTCGGCGTACCAGTCGCAAGCGTTGCCATCGAGCCGCGCACGCCAGACGAGCGCCTGCAGGCAGCCCGGATCTGCCGCGCGAATTCAGGTCTGGATGCCAAGACGGGCGAGCGGTTAGAACGTGACGCCGCTCAGCGTCAGTGGAATCAACTGCGTGATGACGTCCCGTACGCAGTGTGGATCTGGATGTGGCGGCACGCGCGCAATGAATGGGATCACTCCGGACCCGTCGGGAAGTTGACATGATTGAATCTACTCAAGCTTTCCGATTGGCCTACCCGGATGGTGACGCCTACCAGATGTCTGAGTATGGCTATTTCGCGCCCGAAGCGGCCGAGACAGCGGCGTTCACGTTGAATCGCGTGCGGGCTGCGCGGGGGCGGGAAATGTACAGCCACGTCATCACCTTCGCGGGCGATGAGGCGGTACGGGTACGGGAGTTGGAGTATCTGCAATGACTTTCATTCACGGCCATACTACTCACTCGACCCGATCACCAACCTATCGCTCGTGGCAAGCAATGATTGTGCGGTGTACCGATCACAGAAGAACAAACTATTGCGGTCGTAACATCACCGTCTGTGAGCGCTGGCTGAAGTTCGAGAACTTCCTGGCGGATATGCGTGAACGTCCTCCGGGTACGACGTTGGATAGATATCCAAATAACGATGGCAACTACGAACCGGGCAATTGCCGGTGGGCGACGCAAACCGAGCAGCACCGTAATCGGCGCACTACTCGGACGTTCACGCTCAATGGCGTCACTCATGATCTGAAGGAATGGTCGGTGCTGACAGGGATCAGTGTCCGTGCATTGGCCGCTCGATGGTGTCGCAAGTGGCCAGCTGAAAAGGCGCTATCTGAGCCCGCAGACCTCAGCACGCAATTCCCGAGTATCTCGTTTCGAGGCGAGACCCTAAGCGCCAAGGGATGGTCAAAGCGTGTTGGTATCAGCCGTGCGACCATTGAGAGTAGATTGGAGAGGGGCTGGCCAGTTGACAGGGCCTTAACGACAAAGCCTCAGGTACATACGAGGCGACAGCCATGAGCGATCTCAGCTGGTCCGCGGCGCTGACCCTCCTCTGCCTCGTCTCATCCGGGGTGCTGATCGCGGTGGGCACGCGGCGACGCGCCAAAAAGAAAAACCGGCGACTCGGACTGCCGTCGCCGGCCTGCAATCGCTTCCCGGCCTGGGATGACAACACGCGCGTTGAGACGCGGCGGGAGCTTCGATGAGCCTCACTGCAGAACAGGTTCAATCCCGCCAAGTGGCCGTGGGCGGTTCCGATGCCGCAACGGCGCTGGGCCTGTCCTCGCGCAAAACGGCGCGCCAGCTCTACCACGAAAAGCGCGGCGAGATTGCCCCGGACATCTATGACGAGGAAGTCATCTGGTGGGGCAACGCGCTGGAACCTGTCGTGCGGCAGAAATACGCCGAGGTGACGGGCAACATCGTGCGCCTGCCCCTCGACACCATCTGGCATCCGCAGCACGATTTCATGTGCGCGCACATCGATGGCTACATCGACAACACGACGCCGCGCCGTGGCTACGAGGGCAAGACGGCTTTCCACTCCACGGGCTGGGGGGATGAGGGTACCGACCAGGTGCCGATCGATTATCTCATGCAGGTCCAGCACTACATGATCGTCACGGAGTTGCCCGTGTTCGATGTGTGCTGCCTGATCGGTCGCAAATTCGCCTTCTACGAGATCGAGGCAGGGGATGCCGAATTCCGCGAAATGATGATCGAGGGTGAGCGCGATTTCATGCGGCGCGTCCGCGAGGGCGATCCGCCGCCGCTCGACTACAAACATCGCACTGCCATTGACGTGGTCAAGAAGATCTATCCGGGCACCAACGGCAAGCGAATGGTCGCTGACGCCGATGCCATCACCTGTCGGGAGGCAATGGCTAAGTGGGCTGCGGACGAAGCACAAGCGAAGCGCAACAAGGAGGCTTGCAAGGCGCAGCTGCTCGACATCATGGGCGAAGCCGCGCTGCTGGCCTTCGCTGACGGCAAGGCTTTTCGCCGGCAGAAAACCAAGCGGGCCGACTACTCGGTTGATGCCACCGAATTCATAGATGTCCGGTTCGTGAACGATCGCGGATAACCCTTTTTTCCATTTGTCAGGAGATACGATGAGCACCAACGAAGCCGCCGCCCGGGACATCATTCCGCGCGCCGACAATCCTTTCGGTAACGCACCAGTCGTTGCCGCCCCTGGCGCCTCTGCTGCCGCCCTGGCCCAGCGAGAGATTGCCGAGATCCAGGCCGGCATGGTCATTGCCCAGCGTTTCCCGCGCAACGAGCGCAAGGCCCTGGACAAGATACTGACCAACTGCCAGCGCGCAGGACTCGCCGAGGATGCGACCTACGAGTATGCACGCGGAGGTACGCCCGTGACCGGCGCCAGCATTCGTCTCGCCGAGGAACTGGCGCGCAGCTGGGGCAACATCTGGTGCGGCGTCACGGAATTGTCGCGGGCCAACGGCGTGTCGGAGTGCTTGGCGTATGCCTGGGATCTCGAGACAGGTTTCCGCGACGAGAAGCGCTTTCAGGTGCGCCACTGGCGCGACACGCGCAGCGGCGGCAAGGCGATCACCGAGGAGCGTGACATCTACGAGATCGTGGCCAACATGGGCGCTCGTCGCAAACGCGCCTGCATTCTGGCCGTGATCCCGAGCGATGTGCAGGAAGCGGCGCTAACGCAGTGTGAAATGACACTCAAAACCAAGGCGGAAGTCACTCCCGAACGCTTGAGAAGCCTGCTGGAGAAATTCGCGACGTACAACGTCACGCGCGAAATGATCGAAAAGCGAATCCAGCGCGGACTGGATGCCATGCAACCCGCGCAGCTGCTGGGCCTGGGCCGCATTTACAATTCGATGAAGGATGGCATGAGCACGGCTGCCGACTGGTTCGATATGCCGGCAGCTGCGCAACCCACCGAGGGTGACAAGCCGAAGACTCAAACGGATGCGGCCAAGGAGGCGCTGCGAGCCAAGACGGCTACGGACAAACCGGCCGAGAAGGATAAGCCGAAGGCGTCTGCGAAGGACGCCGACCTCGCCGGCAACATTCCCCAGCACGACGCCAAGACTGCCGTGGCCGCGATCCGCGCGTTCAAAACACGCAAGGAATTGACTGCTGGCTACGAGCTTATTGTGTTTGATTTCGTCAACACCAACCGTCAGGTGCCAGCCGAGGTTGAAACGGCGTTTGCAGACTGGATGGCTCATTTGGAGTCGCAGGAATCATGAGCGCGAAGTCCGCAACCGCCATGCAGCCCCCCACCAAGACGGAGGAACCGAAACAGCCGCCCGCCGTCTCACTGCCCGAGACGCAAACCACAACCGCGCTCGCCCTGGTCACGCAGTCGATCACGGAACTGAACAGGGTTGCCCTGGAGGTTGCGGCGCTCGAACCCAAATATCTGGGTGTCGTGTTTGATGTGAAGACGACCGCCGGCATGAAGGCAGCATGCGAGGCGCGCCTGGCGATCCGCAAGCCGCGCTACACGATCCAGAAGATGCAGAAGGACGCGAAGACACCGCTCAACGCGCTGAAGAAGGGTATCGATGACCAAGTCGATGCGGTGATTGCGCGCATCACGGCCATCGAGGACCCGATTCACGAGCAGATTTCCAACGAGGAACGGCGCAAGGAGGATGAGAAGCGCGCGCGGGAGGAAGCCGAGCGCCAGCGCGTGGCCGCTATCCGGGGCCGCATCGAGGATGACATTCGCGCCGTCCCGTTGGCGGCCGTGGGTCGCAGCGCGCGAGACATCGAGATCTTCATCGCTGACATCGAATCGATGGTCATCGATCACACTTTCGCCGAGTTCCAGAAGGAGGCCGAAGGCGCAAAGGCCACGACGCTGATCCGGCTGCGGGCGGCGCATACCAAGGCGTTGGCGATGGAGGCGGAGCAGAAGCGGTTGGCGGAGGAGCGCGCAGAATTGGAGAAGCAGCGGGCCGCAGCGGCGGAGGCGGATCGCATCGCCCGGGAGGCACGCGAGAAGGCTGACGCCGAGCAACGCGCCGCCGCTGAATTGCACAACAACCGGATGTCGGAGATTCACGGCATCCAGCACCAAGTCATGATTGCCTCCGTAGGTCGGCTGGGCGTGCGCAAGGGCGGCACGATCGAATGCATCCGCGAGACGCTGGCCGAGACCGGGCGCTGGCCAATCGAGGAGTCGAACTTCGGGCCGCTGACGGGTGTGGCTCAGGCGGCCAAGGACGCCGCACTGAAGTCGATTCGTGAACTGCTGGCCGCGGCTGAAGCCAAGGCCATCCAAGAAGCTGAGGCGGCTGCCGAGCGTCAGCGTATCGCAGACGAGAACGCCGCCCTGCAAGCGCGCATTGATGCGCAGAAGGCCGAGGAAGCGCGCCTCGAGGCTCGGCGGCAGGAGGAGGCAAACCAGCGCGCGGCGGTTGAAGCGGCTCAGCAAGCCGAAGCTCAGTGCATTGCTGATGAGCGGGCGCAGTTGAATCGAAGGCAAGAAGAGTTTCAGCAGATGCGTGCGGCAATCGTTGCGCCTCCCGCTGGTGAGGTTCTCGGCTTCCTCTCAGATGCGAGCCCAGCGCTCGAGATATTGAGGACCGGACCGGCGGTTGACGAACCTACGCTGATGAGCATCCGGCTCACCGAATATCTGCCCATGGAATCCGTCTGCAAAGCCGCAAAGGAATGGGCCGTATTCCAGGACCCGGACAGCAAGGCGGATCAGAAGACGGATCGCAAACTGGCGGCCCGTGCGCGCGAGGCGGTGAACAACCTGTTGATTGCGGTGGAGCAGTTGCTGTGACGGCAGCCCGAACGTCATTGCCCGCCTGCCAACGCAATCACCCCGGCGTGGAATCCGTCATCCTCGTGACCGTCTGCAGGCGCGTCGATGGCACCACGTTCGATCGCCCGCACTGCACGGTGTGCGCGCAGGTCAATCAGCCCAAGGGGCGACCGCTTCGTAGTCGATCGGTGCCGGAATTTTATGGCGTGCAGCGGCTCGGGTGGACGCCGCCGGAAATGCTTACAGAGGAGATTCATCAATGAAAGAATTTGGTATTGGCGTATTGGCGTTGCTCGGCATCGTTGTGGTGTTTTTTGTGCTGAGTGCCGTCGGCTTCGTCAACTACTCGTTTTTCGCGCCGAAGTACACCGCCGTGCAGAACAAAGTGTTCCACGAGTCGCAGCAGTACAACGACGGGATGTTGCGCGACCTGGAGAACATCAAACGGGAGTACCAGAGCGCCACGCCCGAGGGAAAGGCCGCACTAAAGGCTACGGCCATTCACCGCTTCGAGATCTACCCACGGGATCGCCTGCCGCCGGATCTGCAGAACTTCTACGACTCACTCAACAATTAGGTGATGCATGCGAATACTTCCCGCCATCTCATTGGCTGCTGTCGCGTTCTTTGCTCTGTGCGCTGACAGTTGCCATGACAAAACGCCGACATCGGATCAAATGGCCAATCGACAACAGGAACAATTGTCACTCCAAGCCGTGCAATCCGTTGGCATGCCCGCCATCGTCAACTTTCAGGAAAAGCGCTTCCTGAAGCAGATTCTCGAACTGCGTGACACGAAGCTCTCGACGATCACATATACGCAGGATTTCAACGCTAAGTTGCACAAACTGTGTGATTCGGTGGGCTATGGCATTCCCTATTCCACGCAGTACACGAATCCTCAGCGGACGGTGAGTTTGTACGACCACGCAATCGCCACGATCCCTCAGGCTGACCCGAATGGATTGTTCAGTCCAGCAGCAGCGGAAGGCACATGGGTGCTGTGCCTGAATCCTGAATCGAAGGATGTTGCGCCGGTCTATGTTGAGCCGCGCGTGATCGTCAGTACCTTCCCATTGCCCGGAGTTGTGCCGTAGCAGCCATGAGCGACCACATCTGCGCCGACCGCATCTGGATCTATCGCGACAGCCTGCGCGCCTTCCAATTGGCCCTCACCAAGCCTGCCGTCACGCTGGAGCCCGTCGAGTACATGCGCGTGCTCTCCCGGCAGGAGGTCGAGAAGCTGGCCGGCGATGGCATCGATGTGCAGCAGTACATCAACTCGCTGCTGCGGACGATTGAGGGGCAGCGGCGGCATATCGGCAAGCTGGCTGCTCGCGAGCCAGAGGAGTTGCTGGCCGAGGCTGCACCGCTGCTGCGTCAGCTTGCGAGCCGATGTGAGGGATGCGAAGGCGCTGGGGAGATCATCCGCGGCGACGGCAATCCCGAGAACGACCACAGCGAGCCCTGCAAGCACTGCAAGCCGATCTGGGATTTGATCGAACGTATCGAGCCGCCGCAGTTGGTGCCGCCGCCGACCGCTCCCGCACCGGCCCAGGAGGAAGACGATGACCTCCCGTTCTAAACCCCGTAGGCGATCGAGAACAAATGCCGAACTCAAGGCCGTTGCTCGCGAGTTGGGTTTGATTCCAGGGCCTCGCAAGCTCCTAGCCCTGGCGGTCAAGATCATTGAGGCCGAGCACGAGAGCATTACACAGAGCTACACCGAGCGCATCGGTGAGCGTACCGGAAAGGTCACGGACTACGACGCCCGCCGCTGGCTGCGAGAGTACAACCGCTTTCTGAAACCGGCGCGAACCTACCTGGGGTTGAAGCGATGAACGCCCTCCTCAACCCCGCCGCTCCCAACACCCTCCTCGCCGCCGCCCTCGCGCACGAATCTCTGCTGCGCAAGGTCCTGTGGCGCTATACGCGCAACTGGGCCGACGTCGATGAGTTGTTGCAGGAGGTGTACGTGCGCTTTCTCGGTCGCGGCCTGGAAGGTATCCGCAACGTGCGCGGCTACTGCGCGCGCGCCGCCTTCCACGTGGGATTCGAGCATATGCAGCGGCAGAAGGTGATTCCGATCACGCTCGCCGCGGATCTGGGCACGCTCGTACAGCGCAAGCCCCTGAATGAAGACAAGGACGAATCGATCAGGGATCTGGGAAATCTCGAAGCGGCATGCGATGAGACACTCATTGAAGATGTGATCTCACAGCACCAGGACCTCGAGCGCATCGTGTCCGCCATCAACCAATTGCCCGCGCAGGTCCGCGAGGTGCTGGTGCTGCGCAAGGTCTATGGCGAAACCACGACACAGATCCGGGCGCGCACGAAGCTCTCGGCCGACATGATCGAGCGGCGCATCAGCGCGGGCGTGCGGGAGCTGGCTGCGATTCTGGGAAGGGATCTGTCGCGGTATGGGGGTGGGGTGCGGGGGTATGAATGGCAGAAGGGTGGGGCGTGAGAGTCACCCTCGAAAAGTGGGCCGCAGCGCAATATGGCGAAAGCAGTCCTTCCGTCCAAACGTTGCGCCGCTGGTGCCGCGATGGGAAGATCTTCCCGATTCCACAAAAACACGGCCGCTCCTACTTTGTCGAGGAGACGGCCCGCTACGTCGGGGACTACAACGACCCGTCGTTCATGGGGAGGGTGCGTGACGCCACGCAGGCGCAGTAGTCGCAAGGCCGGTTGGCCGGCCAATCTCTACGAGGACGGCGGGTACTACACGTATCGCAACCCGAAGACCGACGAGCGCTTCGGGCTGGGTCGGGATCGCGCATACGCCTTCTCGCAGGCGATCGAGGCCAACCTATATCTCGCTGGCCAGCTACACACAGAGCGCCTGATAGACCGCCTGTCAGGCGATCAAAGCCGCACGATTGCAACTTGGTGCGCCAAGTACGAAGGCATGCTCACCAAGCGCGCCCTCGCGCCCAACACCCGCAAGCACTACCGCAAGCTTGCGGCACGGATGACGGAGATCCTGGGGGCCGACACCAAGGTCCGCGCTGTCACGGCCCTGCAGGTTTCTGACGGACTGGAGCAACTCGTTGCCCAGGGCCATGAGCGCACCGCGCAGGCACTGTTCGGCTTCCTGCGCGATAGCTTCAATGCCGCGATCGTCAAGGGCTGGCTGGACGAGAATCCCGTCCGGGCGATCAAAGGTCCCTCGGTCACCGTCAAGCGCGCGCGGCTCACGTACGAGGTATTCGCTGCGGTCTATGCGAGCACGGATTGCACCTGGCTGAAGAACGCCATGGCCCTGGCGATCGTGAGCGCGCAGCGGCGTGAAGACATCGCGCTCGCCCAGGTGAAGGATATCCGCGAGGGATTCTGGTGGGTGGATCAGGGCAAGACCGGCGCGCGCATCTGTCTGCCGCTTGAGCTCCGGCTCAATTGCTTCGGCATGAGTCTCGAGGAAGTGATCCGCCAGTGCCGCTCGACCGGGGTGCTGAGCCGATATCTGGTGCACCAGACCGAGCGGGTACCGGGTGGCAAGAGCACTCCGGGCATGAAGATCTGGAAGGACACCATCAGCAGCCGCTTCACGGGCGCGCTGGCGGCGCTGGGACTGACCTTCGAGGACAAGAACCCGCCGACCTTCCATGAGATCCGAAGCCTGTCCGCGCGGCTCTACAAGAAGCAAGGCGGCGTGAATACCCAGGAGTTGCTCGGACACAAGAGCGCGAGTTCGACGCTTCTCTACGAGGATGGGCGCGGCGAATGGGTGCGCGTCAGGGTGGGTACTGTATGAGCCGCGCCATTACCAGGGTTTTACCAAGATATTGCGTGAACGCTATTTTTCGGCTGCGATCCACGTGGAACAGATGCACCGATAGCATAGCGCACAAAAGCGCAGCAATTCTCGCTGAATCAAGTGCTTGCTCTGAATTCTGGCGTTCTGAATACGTTCGTAAACGTATCAATTCGTTTCAATGCGATCAACGGCTTGCGCCTGTATATCAGGTGCCCCGATGAGCCGCGCAGATATTCGCGAACGTTCCGGCGGACGCTGCGAATGCGATGGGGTGTGCGCCCGTCAGCACACGGGCCGCTGTGAGAATGTTGAGGGTCGGCTCGGCGCGTCATCTCGCTGGCCGGTGCGTCTGGTCCTGAATGCGGGCCGCGAACTCTGCAAAGGCTGCTGCGAGCCGTACAGCGCTGAAGTGCCGATACGACTGCATCGACAGAGCAGCGGTGAGCGCGATTCCATGCGGCCCCATGGCCACCGAAACAACACCGCAGACCGAGGTCATAACGGTCAACCAGATCCTCGAGCGCTACGAGCGGGACTGCCTGCCGGAGCTCGCCCCGCGTACGCAGAAGGATTACATCCGGCATCTCGCAAAGCTGCGGACCCTATTCGGATCCGCAATTGCCTGCGAGCTGCGCCCGAAGGATTTCGGCCCCTTCCTGGACGTCAAGCGCGGCAAATGCCAGCGCGTAAAGCAGCTGGCGGTCCTGTCGGCGGCGTTCACCCAGGCGGTGAGCTTCTGGTACTGGTTGCCCGGCAATGTCCTGCGGGACGTGAAGCGGCCCAAGTCGAAGCCCCGCGACCGGCTGGTGACGGCCGAGGAATTCGCGGCCGTGCGGACACTGGCGCCCTATCGCGTGCGGCTCGCCATGGATCTGGCCGTGATGATCGGGCAGCGCCAGGGCGATCTGCTAGCCCTCAAGTGGACCGACATCAAGGACATGGAGATCCACATCGCGCAGACCAAGACCGGCAAGCGGCTGGCGATCGGCATCACGCCGGATCTCGAGGCCGTACTCGACAAGTGCTGGCAGCTGCCGAACCGCAGCGATCACGTGCTGACGCGCCGCTATGGCGGTCGCTATACCGGCGAGGGCTTCCGCGCGATGTGGCAGCGGACCATGCGCAAGTACGTCAAGGCCGGAGGGATTCGCTTCACGTTCCACGATCTGCGCGCGTTGGCTGCAACTCGGTGCGCTTCACCCGAGATCGCGATGCGCCTCCTGGGACATTCCAACATCTCGATGACTATGAGGGTGTATCGGCGCGGAGTCGAGCGCGTGCAAGCCTTGGTAGTGGGTCAGTTTGGATTCCCGGCCCTAGCCCACGTCGCGGCTACGTCCCCAGTGCCGCAGCACCAGCCCTCCGGCACGAGCCCATCAGCGTCAGACCGCCATCGCTCGAAACCTGTACCGCAGCTGGAGTCGTCGGACAATCTGCGAACCCGTGCTTCTGAAGTCCGTGGGCGATGATCTCATCCATATCGCGATGGGCAATGTCATCTACGTTGCCGAGTTCCGGGTGCTGAAGAGCTTTGCGTGCCAGTACGTGCAGGTTGCTTCGCGAGACGATCAAAACCCAGCCAACGCCATTGCCGTCGGGATCGATGTCGAGGGTGAAATCGGCTTTGATTTCAGGCATGGCCGGGTCCGGAGCGCAACCAACCAGTATGACTACGACCATGGTCGATAAAACGCACGGATGCATACTTTCCTCCTGGGATTTCCTCCATCTCCTAGTGGGAATTCTATTAGGAAAGTGAGAAATCGAATAGAGGAATGGATGCGCTACTTATTAATGCTCCACATTTTGTGCAGAGCATCAGAAGTTGGCGAAGTCTCTACGATCCCGAAAGCATCGCAATTTGATTGCCGTTCTCGTCGGAGCCCGGAAGGCGGCGGGACTTACCCAGCATGATCTGGCCGCGAAGATGAAGCGCACTCAATCATTTGTCGCCACGACCGAGACCGGCGAGCGGCGCTTGGACGTCGTCGAGTTCATCGAAATGGCCAAGGCGCTTGGGGAAGATCCGGTAGCGCTGTTTAAGCGCATAGTCGAATGGTAGGAGGCAGAGCTGATGTTAGACATCAGCTTTCACCCCATCTCTCAATTGCCAGCCTGATGGTTAGCTATGAATATCTCGATCTCATCGAGATCGCAGCCAATTTGCCTGAGTGCTTGGCGAACGTACTCGTCCTCAATGAGGTCATGCCGCGGGACGGACGCCGGGATGATCCGACCATTGCGCGTAGCTCTGAACAAATCGTTATTACGGTAGTTTGCAACCCATGTTAGACCGAGGTCTTCGATCTTGTTAATGAGGTGCTGGCGCCTTATCACGATGGTTTTGCTGGGCCGCGATCAATTCAAAGGGCACTTCAAACGGTACAGGGAAGCGACCGTCGTGTTGCTCTCTGTCAGACAACGTACTGCGCCACCCTCTATCACGTAGGAACCCCTCCAACTCTCCGTTCTTCAGTAAATCGTTAAGGAGTAGCTGTATAGACTCTTGGATATTCATCCAAAGATCTACTTGATCGTTGCCTTCAGTAGTAAGGCCAATCGGATCACAGAACGCTACGTATCTCCCGTTTGCGGTCTCCGTGACCATCCACTGAAGTCTCGTCTCTATCTTGATGACTTGCATTTCCTAACTCTGTCTCAGTCTACACTTTAAGTGCGTGACCGAGCACACAATTGCTCGGAAATCAAGCTTACCATCACCCAAATGCGCAATTTTTACAAGTCTTTGAATGTTAAATAAATTTAGACCACAAAAGATAGAATTTAGGGGTACAATGAGCGTCCCGAGCGCGCGAGGGACGATATCACAAAGCTCGGACTCATTCACCGGTCAGACGCGCAGGGTTGTTGCCCGTCACGTGAATCTAAAAACTGACCCTCCTATGTTTGATGCAAAGCACGCGGGTAAACGATTACTCGCAAAGCCTATTCTGCCAAAGCACAGATTTCTTCCAGTGACCACACATGATCTGATATCCCGGCTTCCATACCCGGAGTCACACGAAGCGTCTGATGGATGCGCCCGAAATTGTAGTACATGAAGTGCAGCGCAACCGCATGGCCGAGGTTTTCCAGCTTCTTTGAGAAGCCATTCGTCAGTCGTGTCATCCGGCGCATGCTCATCCGCATCGTGAGATTCTGGCGTTCTACGTACGACGTACTGATATGTTTGGAATCGGGATCGCCGGTTACCTTCGAGACTTTGGTACCACAGAAATTCGCAGGACTATATCGGCGCTCCGGTGATTTGCTGCGGCTCTCGCCATACAACTTCACGAGCTGCGCGAAATCGATGTCATTACCGAAGGCCATATCAACCGCGCTCAGATAGGCGTGATGGCCGTCCGTCGTGAGCTGCACGCGGTTCGCCAATCGCCCCGCAAGATCGTTCATGAAATCGTAAGCAACCCAACCGTCGCGCGGCCCGATGATCCATCCCGCTATGAGTTTCGTGTCGGCATCGATCGCGGTCCACGTCCAGGCGTCACCAGCGCCCTGTGGCGCGGCTTTTGCGGTGCGGACGTTCTTCTCTTTGGCATAGACGAACGACCAAATCTCGTCGCACTGCAGACGCTTGCAGGGCAAGTTTCGGAGAGTCTTGTCCTGATACTCGGCGCAGGCAGCGCCGACTTCAGCCAGCAGCTTTACTACCGTGTTTTTTGCAGCGCCGGTCATGCGGACCGTGGCGCGAATCGAATTGCCTTCCACGAGGCAGGAGAGGATTTGTGCGCGCTTCTTGATGTCGAGCTTGTTCATGGCCACCTTCTCCAATGTGACCATTATGCTTGAGCGCTCTGGCATAAGCAATGCGTCTATGAATAAAATTTGAATAAAATTTCACACTTTTGCAGATCGAGAACTATACTGGTGCGACCGTCCATTGCATAGGAAATCTGCCGTGCCGCTCGTCGAACGCGCTGAATGCCTCAGGCATCTGGAACCACTGCTGGTCGGAACCCCGTCTGCCTTTCGCAATGCCGTAAAGCGCATGCGACACGCCCCGCCAGAAGATTTGATAGATCGAACGTCTCGATCAGGCTCTAATCTCACGCGCGACTATGCGGTGGCGGAACTAGAGAAACTTTGGCGCGACAACTCGGACGTTCGTACTTACACGCTTGGCCTTCTGAAGTTGTTCGTGGCCAAAGAGATGTATCTAATCCGCATAAAGAAACTAGATCGCTACTCACGGTCGAGTAATCACAGCTCAGGCCAGGACCGGCGATTTCGTTTTCAGCAGCCGCTTCCCGGCATACCACGATATATTCATCTGGAACTTGGCTACGTTCCCAATTTACTGCGTACTGCTGTGGATGACGTCCAGCTCGTCTGCCTGAACGGACACAGAGTTTACTGGAGCCACAGTATCGAGAATCCGTCACATAATCTTTATGATCTACTCCAAGGGATGCCAGATCCGAATCTACAGGGACCGAAGCCGACTCCCAAGCAGCCGGATGACGGTGTTAGTGAACCAACGGTCAAGATCAAACCAAAGAAGTGATGAAGCTCAATCCAGAAATGGTAATTCTAGCGCGCGAGTTTAGAGGGCTAACCCAAGGACAATTGGGCAAAAAAACTGGATTCAGCCAACCGAAGATCGCGCGTATTGAAAACGGGATCGGCGCCGATTTGGAGGCCGAGGATGCGACTCGGCTGGCCAGGGAATTGGAGTTCCCAATAGAATTCTTTCTGCAAGACGAAGTCCGCGTTGGATTCGGATCAAGTTCTTACTACTACCGCAAACGCGCGTCGCTTTCGGGAGCAGACCGAAAGCGAATCCAGTCGGTCGTGAATCTCTTCAGAATTCATTTGAAACGAATGCTGAGTGCGGTAGATATGGAGTTTTCGCGGCCTTTTCGACGATTAGAGACGGAGGATTACGGCGGTACGCCTGCGGGTGTGGCGCGCGCGCTGAGAGCGTTTTGGCGTCTGCCCGATGGGCCGATTGCAGACCTGACTGCGGCAGCCGAGACCGCCGGAATTATTGTGGTTCCTTGTAATTTCGGAACCCGCGAGATTGACGGCACGAGCCTGTGGCTTGGGGAGTTACCACCTATTGTTTTTATGCGTCGCGATCTCTCAGGCGATAGATGGCGGTTTACGTTGGCGCATGAAATCGGGCATTTACTAATGCATGAACTTCCCAAGGAAACGATGGAACCAGAGGCAGATCAATTCGCTGCTGAGTTTTTGATGCCAGAAAAGGATATTCGACTGCAACTGGCGCGCTATAAGTCGATCAGCATGGCTGACCTTGCGAACTTGAAGTTATATTGGAAAGTGGCCATGCAGTCCGTACTGCGTCGGTCCCGCGATTTGGGATACACGAATGAAAATCAGGCTCGTTACATTTTCCAGCGATTGTCCGCAATGGGACAGCGCGCGAATGAGCCAATTCAGATCGAACGCGAATCCGCAAAAGTGGTTGTTAAATTGTTCGAGTGCTTTACAGAGCAGATGGGGTATTCGGGTGATGCTCTGGCAGCGTTCCTTCGCACATCTCAGCAAGATGTTGAAGCTCTATACGATGTGAAGTTTAGACAGCAACGCGTCGAGCGACCGCGCCTCCGGTTGGTTACATAGGTTTCTTCGCCCAGCGCTTCGCGGCTGCCTTTTGGGCGATCTCCGAGCGACGCTTATCGGATAGCTTGGCAGCGCGCGCCTTGCCTCCCTTAAGGCCGCCTTTGCGACCGAGGGCTACGGCAGCAGGGTCCTTCCCCTCGTCCGTCTTGGGCAGCTCAGCCTGCCCCGTGGCCACGTCTGCGATAAACTTGGCTAGTGAATTTACGTCCCGAGGACGCTTGCTTGAGCGGTTAGGCATGACGATACCCTGCATGGAATGCCCCGCTCCGTCAATTTCTAATTGACGCAAACTGACCCACTACCAGAAGTTCGATCCCATGAATATTCACGTCTGCACCATCGGTGATGCGCAGATTCGCATATTCGACGGCACAGAACTGGCCATCTTTCAGGCCGGGGTTACAGTTGCAATGACTCCGGCCAACTGGTTGCGATTGGCGAGTCTCAACAATCCGAAAACTGAGCCGCTCACCTCAAATGAGCTGCCCTCATGGGATGCGTGCGCCGACAAGCGTAATTCCGGCCAGTCGCTCACGGCACTCGAGGAGTTCATCTTCGATAACGAGCCGGTGCGCAATTCCCGATGCTCCACCGAATGGGAGGATTTTCGCACTCAGCTGCTGGCGGTATTGATCGAGCAGAGAACCGCTGCCGAGACGGACGAACGCTATCAGACAATCATGCGCTGCGCGGCGATTGCAGAGCGAGTCTGCCGGGAACACGCAGACCCAACAGCGGGCTACGCGGCGGCTACCGCCATCAGAAGGTTAGCGAACGCGACCCCGCTGCCGAGTGAGGAAGTCTCTGAAATGACAGGACACTCTTGCGATGACGGGCTTCGTACGGCTCCGTGTCCAGGCTGCGTGGGGACGGGTTGCGACTATTGCAACGAAGGCGTTCAGCTCCGACCCGCTCTGAAAGCCGGAGCGCCTCAATCTGAGAAGATCGAGTTTCGCGATGAACAGGGGCGCCGCTGTACGAAATGGGAAACTAAAGAATGAGTATGAAGGTCGAAGTTGACGCTGTGGATGCGGAGTTGATCGCAGTTCTGCGCAAGCACAAGGCTTCCAGTTCGATGTCGTGGGACGTGACGCTGGCGCCGGGTATCACGATGAAGGTCGATATCAGCTATCCGCTCACGCATTCGATTCCAGACCGGATCATATCGGCAGTTACAACTTGTATTGCCGACAGCATCAACGCCGCTAAACCGCCACCGGTGAGCGAGGACGTATGACTTGGGAAGAACGATTACGGGCGATGCAGGACGATCTGAAGTGGCTCCTGACGGAGTGCATCAAGGCTGACGAAATGGAGTGTGCTCAGTCCGCCGTGGCCGCAACGCTTGTGATTTCGGGCCTGGTCAACAGCCTGCACGAACACGGTCTCGAGGACGCTACGTGGGACCGTCCCTCGTCGGGCAAGAGCGAGCAACAGCCGTGAAACATGAATGGGTTGGTCCCGACAAAGTGATTCGGTGGGTGCACTGCAAAGTGTGCCTCATCCTCGGCCGCATAGGCACCAAGGAAAAGCCCGGAAACATCGACGATGAGTGCAAGGGGCCTGGGAAGATGCGACCACTAGAACCGACGCATCCACAGCACGACGTGCAACATGCCGATAAAGCCTGAAAACCTCGCGCGGTATCCCAAGGACTGGAAGGAGATCCGCCAGCAGATCCTTGGTCGCGCCGATCACCGCTGTGAATGGCCCGGCTGTGGCATTCAGAACGGTGACACGAACCCGCGTACAGGCTCCCGTGTCGTGCTGACGA